GTTGCATTTTCGACAGTGCGATTTGCAACGACAAGAATGTCGTTTGAGCCAGCGATTGTTTCTGTAACAACGCCTCGTGAATCAATTGTAGTTTTAATAGCCATTTTTTCCTAACCTTTTTTTGGGTCCCTATTAAATATAAATCAACCCTACCTTTTCTGAAAAAGTGTTCAAATAAATGATAAAGTTTTCACTGCCAGCGCCAGACTTTTGTTGACCTGCTTGCTTTTATGGGCTTTATGTTGTTTGGTTTCACCAAAATGGACTGTGACAGTCAACAAAACTAAAGATTCAATGGTGCCCCACACCACTGTACAACCTGTACAACTTCATTCACCCTGAGCTTCAACCCGTTACCTGATATTCCTATGAGCAATTTAATACACCTTCATCTCGGCAATAACTTGGACATCCTCAGTTCTTTTGAGGATAATTCCTTCCCCCTTATTTACCTTGACCCTCCTTACGGTTGCGGTAAATCCTTCAAAAGCCATAACGGGTCCTTCAATGATAAGCTTAAAGGAAAGGCTTTCCTTGACTGGCTGAAGCCTAGAATTGTGGAAGCAAAACGACTCTTGACCAAAGAGGGTTCATTTTTCATCCATTTGGACTGGCACGAGATTCACTATGTAAAGGTCATGTGTGATGAAATCTTTGGCAGAGCTAGTTTCATGAATGAAATTATTTGGGCCTATGATTATGGGGGTCGTTCCAAATCAAAATGGTCATCGAAACATGACACCATTCTTTGGTATGTAATTGACCCAAAAAGGTATACTTACAACTATGATGCGATTGATCGCATCCCTTATATGGCCCCTGGGCTTGTAGGACCCGAGAAGGCAAAAATAGGCAAAACGCCAACTGATGTTTGGTGGAATACAATTGTGCCTACGAACGGAAAAGAACGAACGGGATACCCAACGCAGAAGCCGCTGGCAATCATTGAGAGAATCGTGAAAGTACATTCCAACCCAGGTGATGAATTATTAGATTTTTTTGCTGGGTCTGGGACCACAGGAGAAGCTGCGGCAAAACATGGACGAAGAGCTACCCTCGTTGACTCAAATAGTGAAGCAATCAAGGTGATGAAACGTCGCTTAAAAAAATATGGTGTTGTACAGATACAAAATTCTGATAAATGATCCGTTATTAGAGGTTTGTCAGGCGACGAGTTTGAGTACTGCTTCTTTTTATAAGAAGTGTACGTCAAGTCATGCACAAACACATTATTTATCTAAAGGGTGGGCCAGACGGAACCACCTTTGGATTGAAGAATAAAAACATTTCCAGGAAACACAAATTTTCCAACCAAATAGGTTTGGAGATTCGACAAGCTCAAATAGCAGCAGAAGACGAGAGTTACGAGCAGGTCGTTAAAATAACGGCAGAAAGAAACATTGTTTCTTTCCGCACACCTCAAAGAGAAACAGTATGACAGATAATATCGACCTCCCCAATGAGGGAACAGGTGCTCGATGGGCAAATCCGCTTCCAGGATGTTTTTGGTCCTTGTCAATTGGCAAGTATCACCAATCAGGTTTTGGAGCGAAGCGCAAATATGGTTTTCACACGGGAATTGATTTAAGTTGTGAACATAATCAACCTCTCGGTACCGTGGAAGATGGAATCGTAATTGCAATCCGAGATTTTACAAATAATAAGAAGAAGCAAAAACCCGCACCCTGGCTCAATAGAACCAGGGTGATTCTAATTGAGGGTGAAACGGGTGTGGTAGCCTATTGCAATGTGAGGGAACGGCCAGGCCTGAGAGTTGGTGACCTTGTAGACGCAGGTGAAATCATTGGTAACGTAGTTCGCCTCAATAAGAAAAAGCGGCGAAAAGATAAGTGCATGCTCCATATAGAACTGTATACCAAGGAAACGAAACGCCGAGTTAGTTGGAGCAACAGTTACCCAAAACCTCCCCAGCTTTTAGACCCGACAGACCACCTTGTTGACATTATTTCACAAACGCATGTCACCAGGCGACGGATGCACAAACCCTCTTTATAAACCCCTAAATCTTTGGTACCTTTTCTGTGGAGACGTATCGAGATGAACAAAAAAGAAATCCACATTATTGGCGGCGGAACAGTATTTCATGTTAGGCCTCACTTGGCACTCAGTGCCCCAGCCTACGGAGCAACCGCTCGAAAGATCTCTGAACTACTTTCGGATAGCCACCACGAGGTTCTAGGCGATTCGGTTCACCTTCACCTGACTAAGATGGCCCAGTCCAGTTCGAGGCTTGAGACAAACGAAGACATTGCTAGACTGGTTGACAGGCTTATAGCTGATCCTAAGCCCAAGATCATCTTCATGAATGCAGCTTTGTGCGATTACCAGGGCCAAATTGTTGGCGCTTGTGACGTATTGACACCAGCTGGCAAAGATCAGCCGAGACTAAAGACCTCAGAGGGTAAGCAGACTATGACGCTTTGGCCTGCTGACAAGGTCCTTGGGCGTATTCGTAAGCACCGCAAGGATATTTTCCTTGTTGCCTTCAAGACAACAGCTGGAGTAACACCCGACGAGCAATTCAAGGCTGGCATGGGGCTTCTGAAGAAGAATTCCTGCAACCTTGTCCTAGCGAACGATGTCCAGACACGCAACAACATGATTCTGACACCTGAGTTGGCTTCTTACGGCAATACCACAAATCGGCATGATGTATTAAAGGAGCTGGTCGACATGGCCTTGGCACGTAGCAGCAATGAATTTGTACGTACCAAGGTGCTCGGTAACGAACCTGTAAGCTGGTCTAAGGCTCCAAAGGCCCTGAGAGACGTAGTAGAACATTGTGTGGCACAGGGCGCTTATAAGGCTTTCAATGACACTACTGTGGGCCACTTTGGTCACATGTCCAAAGACCCAATTTGGGGCAACTACCTCGATGTCTTCCTTTCTAGTCGCAGGAAGCAGAATTACAACAAACCTGGGGGACTAGATCTTGCGCAAGTCTACTTTTTGGAAGATGGAGCCGTCCAATCGCAGGGCGGAAAGCCGTCAGCTGGTGTTAGAAGCCAGTTCGAACTTTTGAAGTCACACAACGAATTTGATTGTGTGATTCACTTCCACTGCCCGAAGAAATCAGAAAGCAAGGTGCCTGTACGGCCGCAGAGGAATTTTGAATGCGGTTCACTCAATTGTGGGCGTAATACCACAAAGGGCGTTCAGTTGTTTGCTGATGACCAGATTGGTGCAGTCATGCTGGACAAACACGGTCCCAACATATTGTTCAAGTCCGACGGCGACGTTCAAGAAGTGATTAGGTTTATCGAAGAAAACTTTGAGCTGAGCGAACAATCACGCTAGGGCTCGTATGTTCCATTTAGTTTCTGGATAGAGGTCAGGATGTCTTCACCATTGACTCCATCGCCAATCGACGTCCAGCCTGGAACTGGTTTTCTGGAAAACATCTCAAGTTTGTCGTAGGGAGGCTTGAAAGTAGCCTCAATGTGCTCACGAAAGACCTCAGGTTTGGCTGAATGTTTGCCTCTTGGAGCAAGAATGACCTGTGGGGTGTTGAATTTTTGCAGAGGGATTGGTCGTCCAGCTTTTCTGGTCGTTCCCAGTAGGACAAATTCAGTAGTTGGCTTTGTGAAGGTCGGTGGAACACCTTGACCGTTGATGATTTTACCATCTTTCCTAGTTTTAACCCAGACAAACGCCACACCCCTGTAGCGCAGCCCCCACTCCTCTAGAGTTTGAATTGCGAAATTTAGGCGAGGTCCCGTTGCCCACATAAGAACAGCACCAGGCCGTTTGAGAAGTGATTTCACGGGCAGAGCATTAATTTCCTCTTGAGACATTAGATTGTAGTGCTTACTGGCATGGTTAGTACCTGTGGCATCCGAATGATATTTCCAAGGCGGATCACAGTATATTAGATCAAATTTTGTCAAGTTTCTATACTCTTTCACAGGGAGCTTAAGATGAGTTTGTCGAAATGGAAATTGGATTAGTGTTTTACTTCACAACCGCTAGCCTCTTGTCATAAAGAGCCCTTTGGACTGTTTGAACCAGAGGACATATTTAGAAATGTGGAACCAAGACTTGTTGCGGGTGATGAGCAAATTCATGAATTTGCGAGAGAGGTCTGGACGATAGACGATCCTATTATTTGTATCTGGAAGACAGAAAAAAGTCCTGACCTCTTAGATGAAGACCTTGATGGCAAATTCGTGTCCATAGACCTTGTCAATTTTTACAGTAAAGAACATTTCCATTCTCTGTTCTTTCCATTCGGATTTCAGCTCGGCGTCTACAATTTAGTTCTTGCAGGGATCAAAGATGATAATTCCGAAGTGATCCACGTGCCGATGAATGGAATGCTAAAAGGTTGGCTTCTCGGGACAGACATGAAAGAGCTTATGATTAATCTCGACTTGGAAATTTAGCCAATACTCTCTGCCTTAGCTCCACTAAACTAGTGACATGAACACTAGAGACCCACAGTACAAGCCAACACTCGGTATAATTGGATACGGTATTGTTGGGCAAGCCGTCGCATACGGTTTCAGTAATCATCAGATTGTATATTACGACAAGTACAAGTCGAGTAAGACTCTGGAAGAGGTAGTCGAAGCCTCAGAAATTGTTTTTGTGTGTCTCCCGACACCCTTCAAGGGAAAGAGGATTGACCTTGATATCGTCGAAGAGTCTGTAGCAAACATCACCAAGTATACCGATGGCACAAACAAACTACTTGTGATAAAATCTACGATCACACCAGGGACCACACGACGTCTCGCTGCACAATACCCAAAAACTAGATTTGCGTTCAATCCAGAGTTCCTTACAGAAGCTAACTACCTGGAGGATTTTGCAAATGCAGATCGACATGTTGTTGGCACGGATGACAATAAAACCAGTTTGACACTTTCATCGCTCTACAAGAATCAATGGCCCCATATTCCAGTCATTCAAACAGACCCAACCACAGCTGAGTTAGGCAAATATGCAGCAAATTGCCTGCTGGCCAGCAAGGTCATGTTTGCAAACGAAATGAATGAACTTTGTGAATCACTTGGGATCGAGTGGTCCGAAACAAGAAAAATTATCGTTGCAGATGATCGAGTTGGTCCAAGTCATTTGGACGTAAGTTCCACCAGAGGCTTCGGTGGGAAATGCTTCCCAAAAGACATGATTGCTCTCTTGGGCCTGTATGAAGAACTGGGAGTAGATAGTTCTATGCTTACTGCGGTTTGGGAAAAGAATCTCCGAATACGCAAAGTCCGTGACTGGGAAGACATCCCATTTGTTAAAACAGACACTGAGGAAATTTAACAAGGTGGTCCTAGTTATCCATTTAGAGGCCAAAAATGAAGATACCCCAAATACTGAGTGCAGTCTTAGCACTCCTCTTGGTCGGCTGTTTTGCCGACGGTAGTGTAATCACTCAAGATACCCTTGAAATAGAAGGGACAAGACCGCTAATTGTTCTACTGGCTGAATACCCATCCGATGTGGCTGAAACATCGTTACAGCCTGGCTATGCATACAATGACCTTTTTGTTAGCGGGCCCAGGGCCAACGTTCAGGATTACTTCACACATAATTCGTACGGGAGGTTCACAATCTCTTTCCAGGGTGTCTGGGGGCCATACCAGGTCACCAATACCGAAACTATTTCTACAGTGTTCGCAGATGTAATTTTAGAACACGTAGCTGCTGGTAATTCCCTAGGAAGATATGACACAAATGGCGACGGGACTCTGACCTCAGATGAGCTAATGATAGTAGTTATTGGTAATGGGGGACCCTGGGGTGGTGCTGTTCGAGGCGTGTCGGTCGACACACCAGGAGGGCTAGAAGTCCGTTCTGAAGCTGTGATCGTTGGATCACAGGCGACCTTAGCAACTATCATTCATGAATCACTACACTTGTTAGGCACGTATGATATTTATGGTTCGGATTGTAACAGCGCCGATCTATCCGTTATGAGCTGCACAGTACATGACAGCCCTGGTGATTTTTCCGTCTGGCTTGATCCTTGGCACCGAATGCAATTAGGTTGGGTTGAACCACGATTTGTTGAGATTGATCCATCAACCTCATTGTATGAATGCTTTGATTTACACGCCCCGCAATATCGAGGCAGAGCAATTAGAGACGAACAAAGGCCTCTCTTGCTCTATAATCCTGTGAGGGATCCCGACGAATACTTGATGGTAGAATTTAGAACTCCGTATTTTGAGGAACCTGGGTACAACTCATATGAGCATGCGGTTCCCGACCAAGGCGTTGTAATCTGGTCGATTCGTCTACAAAACGGGTCAGAGCCCTTTCAAGTCCCATCAGTGTTCGTTGAAAACAAGACTGATCTCACAATTTGGACGTTTGGCAGCAATGAGTTAGTGTCATATTTCGCACCATTTCCCATCGAAGAATGGGCCACAAAACCAGGTTTGTCTTTTAGGAGAGTTAACCCTCGGGCGGGAACCATTTGGCAGTCTGGAGCCGTCGACACTGAATGGCAGGATGGCACGCAAACAGGAGCCCAGATTTTCATCGGTGAACTCTCATTTTCAGGCAACAGTGTAGAAGTTTGTGTGGCACAAGAAGGAGATCCTTACGTACTTGATGGAGGCAGATAGTGAGCATTTTAGAAGATAAACTTGGTGAGTTGACCACAAATAAAGCCGTCTTTGGTTTCAACATCTTCAACAAGGACGGTGAGTTTACAATTGAAGTCCACTTGAGAGGCAGGGAAGATTGGCCGACTTTCCATAAAATTGAAATCGGGCCCAAGTCAAACCTTCACCAGGTTGTGGACGAAGCAATAGAAGTTCTAAGAGAGCACCTCTCAGATTGCTCGCTCTGTTGATGGCTAAGATTACTTCAACAGCTACAAAAATTGCACGACTGCCTAAGGCCAGTACAGGCAAAAATTTAGTCAAAAAAAAGACAGCTATTAAAAAGATCATAGCAGGTCAAAAGCGCAAAAAAATACGAGCACTGAGAGTATTTGTCAGGGCGAAAAAACGAAAGCGTTCCAAGGGGCTTTTTGGTTTCAGGTGGGCCAGGCCATCCAGTACACTTATCGTTGATTACCTTGAATATAATGGTAGGTTGACAAAAGTCGATAGTTTTACCAAGCTGCGCCCTGGGGCTCTTGTGAAGGTCATGTACGGCATTGATGCTCGCTCAGCGAGGCCGAGGTCGAGAGATGGGGTCAAGAGTTATAAATACCTGATGAAGATTCTTGTTGACCTGCCCCAGGGAACACATCTGATGTTCATGGAAAGACACCCAAAGTTTCCCGAGTGGTACAAGTTCCTTGTTTTTGGAGGCCGAACGGTCTGGGTTGATATCTCTGATTATGTTGACTTTCTTTCTATAATGAGAAAGCCTAAGGCAGAGAAAAAAAAGCTGCGATAAGTTATCTGTTCCTTGTTGTTGGTGAATTGTAGAACCATTTCTAGTTTCGAGAAATTGAAAGACGAAACTCATATACTTACTCATATGCTAATAGAACTCACAGAAAATGCAATCAACAAGGTAAAAGAAGTTGCCCTTTCCGAAAAAATCGCTCCAATTATTCGAGCAGGGATAAAGGGAGGTGGTTGTGCGGGTTATTCTTACGATCTCCACTACGAAGAAGAAGAACACATTACTGACACGGACCAAGTGGTTGAATTTAATGAAGTTAAAGTAGTAGTTGACATGATGTCGCTGACTTATATTGAAGGTACAACAATCGATTACATCGAAGGGCTTATGGGAGCGGGCTTCAAGTTTATCAACCCATCGGCATCGAATACCTGCGGATGTGGTTCGTCGTTTAGCTAAGAATCCAAATTTCCATAAACGAATTAGAAGTTACTCGTTCGGAGGCGCCTTCCATCCTAATTTGCAAGGAGGCTATTGTTGCTGGGGCTAATGGGTAGTAGGCCCCGATGCTTTCAACAACAGTTGGTGCAACAGTGGGGCCTGACTGCCCAACAAACCCACCCTTGTACCTTATGGAGTGAATGGCGTTAGTGCTTATTTGAGCGAACGTCAATTCCCCGAACAAACGCCTGGCACTTGTCAGTAGACCAGTTCCCGTGGCTGTGCCTGTTAGGGAAAATTGATTTACGCTGGTTGCAGACTGGTTGGTGGTACCTCTTCTTACGGTCCAGGCATATCTCGCTGTAGCATCACCGTTAATTCTTAAGATGATCCTAGAGTTGGCACTGCCAGAAGGGTTGGTGTTGACTCGAACCAACAAAGTTTTAGCAGTTGCTAGACGTGAATCACTGAATGTCAAAAAACCACTCCCATCTGGTGTCACCAATGCAATTCTCTTCATGGACAGCGCAGGTGTCAGCCAGTTTGGTGCCGCAGCACCTTTGCCATGAAGGAAAGAGCCCGACACACCTGCGGCCAATGGCTGCCATTTGGTGCCGTTGTAGTATTGAATATTGCCCACTAACGCCGAGCCAGAAATTAATCGTGGGTCAATGTCAGTGACAAAGCGATTGGCGGTGTCGACAGAACCAGAAGTCCCCACAATAGCATTCTTCTCATTTTGTGTCAGAAGTCGGCCTCGTTCAATCGTGGTTATAACCTGGCCAGAACCCTCGTCTGTTATTGCGTCCAAGATTGCTTTATTGGAATGCGTATGCCGTGACACGGTATTTGCAGCAACATCAACGTTTCCAGTCACACGATTCTCGGTGTAGTAGAGATTAGAAATACCTTCATTGATGTTGTCTGTGTCGAGAACAACCACACCTTGGTTGCTGTTTACTGAAATAACCAAATCCGTCCTGGTGACCTGGGCCCAGGAACCCGAGGCAAAAATAGCAGAATCCCCAACACTCCAACTAGAAATTCCATCTAGGTTAATGGTTCCTGAGACGGTCACAATGTAATAATCACCCTCAGCTCCCACGCCTGAAACGAGGGCGAAATCACTCACGTGACGCCCATGTATGTATATTTCCAGACCAAATTTGCAGCGGGCGTAAACGAATCTCATGCCACCTTTCGTTTCAAGCGCAAAGGCACAAGTTGGATCGAAGACCACAAGGTTCACCTCTATCTGGTGCCCGCTTCAAAGTGAGTAAACGCACACGTGTTGATTATAGGGTTTACAACCACAAGGGTTAGTGTTAGATTGACACTAGAGACAATTGAATGTTGAAGCAGCATTCCAGGAGACAAAATGAAAATCCTACCAAATAGAAGATACCACAAAACTCCGAGACCCCTTAGGAGTATCCTGCTGACAGCATGAAAAAGTGTTCTAAATGTAGGAATGAAAAGCCAGCTGAACAGTTTGGTAAAAACAAATCTGCAAAAGACGGTAGGCAGTTTTGGTGTAAGTGTTGTCGAAAAAAACGATACGAGCAGAATCGATCAAGCATTCTTGCAGAAGCACATGAACGTCGATGGCCCAATGGGAAACCAGAAGTAAGTACAAGGATTAAGAATATCACAGGTCAAAGATTTGGCAAACTTATGGCTGTTTCGATGACAAATAACAGGCAGCCTGATGGTTCAGTCGTTTGGCGGTGCAAGTGTGATTGTGGAAACGAATGTGAAGCTCCTGGAGTATATTTGAGGTCTGGCAAGAAGAAATCATGCGGCTGTTTGTTTCTTGAGTTTTATGAGAAACAAGGAAAAAGGTACAAGGAAATAAGTGGTGCATTTTGGTGCAGCTATAGAAATCATGCCAAACAACTTGGAAGAGAGTTCTCCATAACCATGAAAGAAGCATGGAAAATTTGGGAGAACCAAAATGGGTACTGTGCACTTTCTGGAGTAAGGCTCAGCTTTGCCCAGTGCTCTGCAAAGGGCGGGTTTAAGCTCCAAACAGCTTCAATGGACCGAATAGATTCAACCCAGGGCTATTTCAAAGAAAATATTCAATGGGTTCATAAGGAGATAAACCTTATGAAGCAAACACACACCGACGAAAAATTTATTGAGTGGTGCAACGTAGTTGCAGCATTCCAGGAGACAAAATGAAAATCCTACCAAATAGAAGATACCACAAAACTCCGAGACCCCTTAGATCCGACGCCTATACGGTTTGTGGCTATACTTTTGAAAGTGCTGAGGCAACGGAGCAGTCAAAGTATTATGGAATGTTCCGCAAGTTTCCCCACCGCCACGAGCCAACTTATAGCCCTGCCGACGAACGTATTGTTTTCGCTGGACTACAGCCGCTCGTAGACCAACTTTTCTACGAACCAATCACACATGAGGAAATCGACGAAACGGTTGCCTTCCTGAAGGGTCGCAAGGTCAAAAACGATGGAACATTTGCAGACTTTGAGTTTCCCGAGGCGTTGTGGCGGCGGGTGGTTGATGAAAAGGGGGGCTGGCTCCCTCTTCGAGTTGAGGGCATGCCTGAAGGCTCCGTGGTCTACCCACATGAGCCTTTCCTGCGAGTGACAGCGACCGAGACAGGGTTCGGGCCTCTTGTTCCTTGGTTTGAGTCGACACTTCTTCACGTGTGGGCTGCAACTGAGCGTCTCACGGCTGCAAGACACTTTTTGAAGCATACCTTTGAGTTGATTCGTCGGTATGAGCCTGAAACGGTCTCAGACGAGGAATGCCTGTTTTTTGCCCGTGTAATGATTCACGATTTTGGTGATCGTGCAGGTGCTTCTCCGATGGAGTCGGAACTTGTAAGCCGAGTGCACAACTACGTTTGGTTTGGCACGGATACTTTCCGAGCAGCTTACCAGAACTGGAAAAACGGCGCCCCTGCGGCCTTCGGGTCATCCGTAAAGGCCCTTGCTCACCGTATTGTTCAAGGGTATGCTGAGGAAACGGATTGTTACAATACAATGTACCACTCAGCAGACGGCAACGAGCTACTTAGCATGGTTGGTGATTGTTATGATTACTGGAGCGCCCTGGAGAAGGACCTTATTCCTCTGGCACTCAAGGCTAAAAACAGTGCGACCGATAACGCAAATACCATTGTTGCCCGACCCGATTCTGGTGATTCAGTTGACATGGTTCTTGGAACGCTCCAACGAGCGCATGCCGCTGGCTTGATGGAGGACCACCTGTGTGCAGATGGTATTACTCGTCATGTAGCAACAAACCTTCGTTACATTGTCGGGAACGGCGAGTCGTTTGATTCGGTTCTTCAAATCACAAACGCCGCCCTCGATGCTGGGTTCGTGCCTTGGCGTTGTGGAATTTATGGTATTGGTGGACACCTGCGAAACAACATCAACCGAGACCATATGAGTACAAAGTTTGCTCTTTGTGCCGTCGGTGAAGACGAACGCCCTGTCATCAAGCTGAGCAACACACCTGGGAAACAAACACTCCCTGATTGCCATGTGCTCCGAGATGACATCGCTCTTACAACTGGTGTTACACTTGTGACTCCAGGTGAAGTAGGGGTGGATGCTTTGGTCACCTACTATGACGGTTCGCTTGAGGAACCTTTTGGCTCTGGGTTCACAGATGACTTTTTGACTTGCGAAGCTAGAGTTGTTCGTGAATTCGATGAAATGCCGCTGACTGGCGGGAAGCGTTCTGAACTGCTTCAGGGCCAGGTTGAACATCTAATCGAACACTATCGAGGATAATAAGGTTTCTTGTGAAAATCAACATTGAACTAGAATTTGAGCTTACTGATGTGTGGGTTGATGCGACTAAGGCAGAAATTAGCCAGCACCTATGGGATCTAATAGTCAAAGACCCACATGTTACAGTGCTTAACAAGGTTTGTCAGTCAATGGCTGACAAGTACCTTGAAGAAACCATGAGGGAAGCTTTAATTGCGTCTTATCGTGATGATGCGAAGCTCTTGAAGTCGGGTAAAATTCTCTCCATTACCAAGGAAGACGGATCGGGGTGAATATGGATTTTAATGAAGTTGAAAAAAAGGTAGCAGCCTACAAAGGCAACAAGGTTGCTATTATTGTAACAGGTGGAGGCCAGGGCATCGCCCAGCTTTCAACTATTCCAGGTGTGAGCAAGGTTTTGCATTCAATTATCATTCCATACTCATACGAGGAGTCGGAGCGCCTCATCGACGATGAGCTTGGCAAGGGGACAGGAAAGTCTTATACCGAGAAGGCAGTTTCGGAAAGTTCAGCTGAACTACTCTGTCTTAGTGGACTATATCGGTGGGCAAACTGTAAGGTGATTGCTTGTACGGCTGCTACGACCACTAACAGATGGCGACGTGGTGTGAATCAGGCATTTATTGCGACTGGTAGAAACTTAGGAGGTGAAAAGCCAATTGACCATCACCATCTTAAGTTCAGCAAGCTCTTGGAAGAGGACCACAAAACGCCAGGAGGGTATGCCTCTTGGAAGCGTCGTGACGAAGATCGTCAGATCACGGAGTACATTTTAAAACTCATTTTTGGTGAAGGACGATGAATCTCGAACAAGCGTACAAGCGGTTGCTGGTTGATAGCAGTTTCAGTTTTTTGGTTACAAAAGATGGTGAGCATGTTAGTTGGGCAGACTATCCTGATAAAGTTAACCTCACTGAAGCACAGACTAAGGTATGCACCCACGTAGTTCCTGGCTCGTTTAACCCTCTTCATTCGGGTCACAAAGCAATTTACGAAGCAAGCCATTGGGCTCCAGAACTGACTTTTTTTGAGATCTCAATCCAGCGAGTCGACAAGGATATGGTTTCGTTTGAGGAGTTGGTGGAAAGACTTGAGCAATTCAAGGGATATGCACCTGTTATTGTGGGCCGAGCTGGTAGGTTCATAGAAAAGATTGGCACGTATTTGGAGCACACCAAGGAATTAGTTTTTCATGTGGGCATAGACACAATTACCCGTATGAGGGATGATTATGCTACAACAGGTATCCAGGGATTAAATGCTAAATTTGTTGTCCATGATCGTATTGTGGATGGTAGGCTGAAATCTTTGAAGACTGAATTTGGCAGGCGAGTCCCTTTCAATTGTGTGTCTAGCCCAGTAGTACGATCGCCTGAGAATCTATCGATTTCATCATCTAAGATTCGCAGCGAAGAGAAACACTAGTCAATCGGTTAAATTAGTCTTGCTCTCATGGTACAGTGAACTATGAGGAAAATATGTTTTACGTTCTTATCATGATCGTTGCTCTAATGAACATCGGTCTTCTCGGCTTTTATGGGGCACACATCTATTACACAGAACGACTTTTGAAGATGCGAAAGATTTCTGTGGAGCATGCTCCTACATACATGCTCGAAGATGAATTAAATAAAAGAAAAGCCTTGAGAGCTTCAGCATACCGCTGACATGGAGAAATAATGATTTATATTGCTATCGTCCTTTTTGTATTGGCCATTTGTGCTTTTATTGTGTCCGCCTTCCTAAAGGAAGGCGTGGGTTTTGTTCGCTTGGGTGGAGTTGGAGGTATTATCTTGACGCTTGTTTTTGGCGGGCTTTCGTCGGCAGCTACAGTGCAACCTGGGCATGTAGGGGTGCCGATTCTCTTTGGCTCCGTTCAGGAGTACACCTACGATGAAGGTTTCCACTTTGTTAATCCCTTCGCCATCATTGAGGAGATGTCAATTCAAACTGAGACAGTGACAATGGCCAACGAGTCTAGTCTCCATGCAATGTCAAGTGACCAGCTGTCTATGACCTTGGATGTATCTGTATTATACCACCTGAATCCTGCCGAAGCACCTGGCGTTCGTCGTTTCATGCCGACCTATCGAAGTCGTGTTGTTGAACCATCTGTTCGAACCGCCGTCCGTGAGGCGGTCCGAGAGTTTGATGCGGTGGCAGCGGTCTCAACTTCACGTGATGAACTCGGCACAGAAATGATTCGACTAGTTCGTTCACGAATTGCGAATGCATTAGAACAGCGTGAATTAGAGTCGCTTTCTATTCATATTGACGATGTTCAGCTCCGCAATATTTCGCTTCCACCTGAAATCCGTGAGTCGATCGCACAAGTTCAGAGGCAAAGACAGCTCGGAAATGAGCGGGAGCAGTCAATCCGTACAGCCAACCAGGAAGCCGAGCGTGCAACTGCTGAGGCCGAGGGCCAGCGTCGTGTGGCAATCATCCAAGCCCAGCGTGATGCCGAATCTCGTCTAATCCGTGTTCACGCCGAAGCGGAAGCCAACCGAGCCTTGAACGCCTCACTCACGCCACTACTTCTTCGTCTTCGTGCCATTCAGGCCACACAGGCGATCACGACAAACGAGCATACTAGAACTGTTATTCTGGGCAGCGGCGACTCACAGACACCTCTAATCATGAATTTGGGCCAGTAGTTGAACTGAATTTCAGGCAACGTACCTTGGGCTGAGGAGTTATTTTTGAATGAGTAAGAAAAAGGGACAGGACGTTGAAGTAGCTGAGAAGCTAATCCACGAGAAAGCAGTCAGCGAGAAGGAATTCTGGTATACTGCTCCTGATACAGGTCAGAGGGTTTTGACTGCCTATTTTTTATGTCATCGAGGCTATTGCTGTCGGTCAAATTGCAGGTGGTGCCCTTATGGGTTTGTGAAAGGTGAAGATTGGAATGGGCGGAACGATAGTGAGAAATGTGAAGAGGAATGAAATCTTCACGGTAAAATTGGATGAGCCTGCGGCAGCTGGGTACCAGTGGCGAATGCTTCCACAGAAAAACTTGGAGATTTGTGGAGTGCGTTCAGAGGTCCAAGATGAAGAGGCGGTAGGAGGCAACATCACTAAAGTCTTTTTCATCAAAGCAGAAGAGGTTGGGGAGTACGAGTTGATTTTCAACCTAATTCGGCCATGGGAGAAAAATAATCCTGTGCAGCATTATCATGAACATATAGATGTTTCGGAGGACAGATGACATTTCAAATTGAACCAATTTACAAGCAGGTAATCCTGCAAGCAATCGAAGAAGAAGACAACCACGGTTTTATCGTTCCCGAGCAGCTCAAGAAAAAGCGCCTGGCTGAAGTAATCGCAGTGGGTCCCAAAGTAGAGCAAGTATCTGCGGGTGACACAGTCGCCTTCAGACCACAGTTGGTTCAGGAACTAGAGCTTGATGGACAGAAATACCTAGTATCTGAGGAACACACCCTTTTATGCATTATCAGGGAAAAGGCTGATGAGTGAAAGTGAAACACAGGATCCTAGAAACTTCTTGAAGAAAGGCGACTTGAAGTACGGTGAAGCATACCGTACAACCAAGGCATGGACCTGGTCTGACTACGACAAAAAAATGGCGAAAGTGATAGTTCCAGCGGACGAACTTCTCATTTATCGTATTTCCGAATCGGTTCGCAAGGATGCTGAACATGTCATGTTTGTTTGGCTTTCACAGAGAATTACAATTTGCCTACTAGCAACTGAAACAGCAATCATATATGTTAGGCATAGGGATTGGGATGAACGACACAACAGTCTTGACATTACGGAAAGAGAAGATGATACAGGGAAAATCAAACTCATCCCCAGGGGAACCTTTGGGGAAGATTCAGCAACTGCTAAAAATGAATCCAGGGATTCGTGAACATAAAGGTTTCCACGCTTTAGGCTTTGGTATTCCGTCCCCATATACAAACACAGATGATGAGCTAGGCCTTGTCGTATTTGTCCTCACAGTTGAGGACATTAAACCAATTAAGCAGCTCTTCAGAGAGAGGCTTGGTTCGAGCAGCAGGTGGGGAAGTTACCCGATCTACTATGACATAGCTGAAACTCCCAAGGCTCTTAAATGAGCAGAAATGAGTAATAAAATGACAACCAAACGTGAGGGAGTGGTGAGGACATACCAGCACCACAATAATAGGCTTGCAACACTTGTTGAGGCTTCGTCCGATACAGACTTTGTGGCAATGAACAAGGAATTTCTTTCCTTCGTTGATCAGTTGAATCTGCACATTGCCTCCGAAGCTCCGAGTTCCGTCGAGGAACTTTTGGAGCAGACTTGGCTCTTTGGTGAGTCACAGACTGTGGGTGAGGTGCTCCTAGAGACACGCAAGAAATTCGGCGAAGACATCCAAGTGGTTTCTTTTATGCGGTGGTCTATGGACCCACCTGACCTGTCTAAAGGTGAACAATCAACCTCAGAGATAGAGGAATAGAAATTGGGTCTGGGCATAGGATTTTCAAGCGGTGATGATGGGTGTATTACCTATTCAACTACAACTACCCCTGCCAGAGATGGCAATCCAAACAAATATCGTTTTGAGTTGGTGCGTCGTTTAGATTTTCCCAAGGCAGATAGGAAAGTTAGTGTAGTTGAAATCAATTACCCAGATTGTTTCAATTACAAGGGTAACAAGATCCTTGTCTACGCTGACAGTGCGATAGAGGGCCTGTTGCGCCACGCTGAACAGATGTTCACCCGAGGTGAGCCCGCCCAGACATATGGCTGGGATCTTGGTACCAAATTCGCACCAGACAAATCCCCTCCTTACCCTCCAGCACTTTGGCATCACCCGAAGCCTGGGCCAATTGAAGACCCTTTCTTGAGAGAATACTGGCTTGCGGCGCCCTTTGTGGAGCGTGCGCAGTCGGTATTCGGATTCCCTGATGTGGAAGCAATACAGAATTGGTTTTGTTATAGTGATCAACTCAAGTGGCTGTCCGAAAATGGGTTTGGAATTGCCGAGTATCGTAGTAAGATGATTAAGCATGGATTGAGGCAATCAGTGATGCTGGTCAACCAACCTTACGAGTTCCTTGGTTTCAAACCACTTACGGAATACGTAAGGTTAGTCGATTGCTAGAGCGCCCAACAGAGAAGCATATAGGAGAATAGTATTATGGCAAGTGGAAATAAAAAACGTCACTCGTGTGGTCATCGGAACTTTGGCTTGAGCTGCCATCGATGTGAATTCGCAGACAAGCTTGAGAAGCTTGCAGCAGCCAAGAAAAATCTGGTGACCTGCAAGAAGTTGCCGAAACCAAAAAGGTGGACAATTGAGGAAATGCTCGCCGAGGTCAAGCGCCTTCGTTCAGAAGGCCGAAGGTAAACGCTTTTCGCTAAATAGTTCAAATTCCAAGAAGGTCGTGTTAGGATGTTGATAGACAGTTTGCTCGTCGCTGGAACCATCATTACCGTGCTGGCGCCACTGGGCATTTTCCTGAACATCTGTTTCGGATCCAGGAATTCTAAAAGTAAGGATTAGGTAACACTAAATGAGCAACGAAAACAAGCCAAAGCCGATTAAGTTCTTTCGGCTGACCCCACAACTGAAAACTTTCAAGCAGGGTGTGGTTTTGAAGACGAAGCAAGACCTTTATTACACTCTTGAGGAGGATATCGTGGATACAGGAGGTGAAGATTCCTGGAGTCCCTTTGCAAGTCTTCCTCTTCCAGCCCAGGCCGCACCAGGTGTCGCTAACCCTAGCCTCACAGGGCAAGCGCAAAATGCTCCAGGTGCACTTCCTGCTGGGGCAGTCCCTGTAGTTCCACACCAAAGTTTCAATCAATCGAGTAATTTCATCCACAAAGAAGCCACAGTGATGTTTGTTGAAGCCGCACAGTTTCGTGCAGCAGACAACAGGGTCTATGTCCGACTTCAGCTTATTGACGGCGAAAAGATTGTTTGGATAAACCTTCTTCGGGTGCCACAGTCAGTCTGGGGTTACAAGATTCGCTCAGAGCAAAAAAAGATGATCAAGGATGAGATCAGTAAAATGTTTGACTTGCTCATTGAGTGATTTACACAGGCAAGCAAAACATACATACTTACAAACATGACTTATGATTCAAACACAAGTGACCTGGATGCCGAGTTCTTCTCTAACTGGCTGAAAAAGATGGACAAGGATGTGGCGGCGGCTTTCATCCTCTCGGGTCTCGCACTTGACAAAGAGCGGATATTAGAAGCTTTTGATACTGCGTGCCAGGTGATGCATATAAGGTCGCTTGAAAAGTCGGCACAACTTCAAAAGGAATTGGGGCTCGACAGTGCAGACCTTATTGGAACCTTAGACCCATCAGGCATTTCTGTTGAAGAGGACACAAGAGAGTTTGTTAAAAAGATCGACGGTCTAATTGCTTCGGTCCTTGAGTCAGGCAAAAAGAAAAAGTCTGACTTGGACAAGTAATAACATGAATAAGCCATACAAGGCCAGAAACTACAAAGAAGTCCTCGAAACAATTGATGGTGAGGTTTCACGTGCGCTGAAAGACGAAAAAGTTTCTGAATACGAGCGTAAGTTCGTAAAATCAAAAATGGAAGCGATGGTAGGGGCCAGCCGATGGCCCGAGCGCTATGGACCAACATGGGCATCGCATATTTTTGATATGAATGCATTGTCTCTTCTGGAGACATGTAGGGAATGGGCCAAGGAAGGCCACACTCCAGATGTCGACGTTCTTAACAAGATGAGAAAAGACGAGTGATAACGATACTTTTGCCCAGGTGATGTAATTGGCAGGCATGGGAGATTCAAAATTTCCTGCTCGAAAGAGCGTGCGGGTTCGAGTCCCGCTCTGGGTATTTGCTCTTGGCTCAGTGCGCTAATCGGCAAAGCGGTTAGACTTAAAATCTGATGAGTGTCGGTTCGAATCCGACCTGAGCTACTGCTATAATCTTAATTCAACCTTCAACACTAGATAATTCCCGTAAGTCATTCAAACCTCAGGCTTCGGGTGCTAAGATTAGTGTATAAGGGAAGTTTTTTATGAAAAAGTTACTAGTACTGATTTTTGGCTCGGTGATGATCGTTGGTTGTGGAGCATCGCTCCATGAGTCCCGTTGGACCGAAAGTTATTGTGTAGAACATCGTATGACCTATAATCACGCAGCTCTACAATGCCGTGATCATGCTCACGAGCCTGACTGCCTGTTTCGGGCAGAATGGCGTGCACACTGCCGTATCAGTTCACGAGCTATGCCGTGATCAATAGGGAGATAAAGGGCGTAGGCTCTAGCGTTGTTTTGAAGTCACGCAAGGACTTGATTGAAATGATCGGGCGGCTCCGCTCGCAGATTTCTGAGCTTTGCAGTGATGGAATTCGATGTTTTCCAACTCTCGAAGAGATTGAATCTCAATTTGTCCATTGGGATGCGGGCGGCACCTCAGATAGCGAGATTCCCATGCTGCACTTGGGCGACACGACCGAAGTTCTAGAATATTGTTAGAGGAGCTTGGAGAAGAATGTTGGTTTGTCCATTCCCCTGGTGCTTGGGAACACCTTTCAATTGACGATCTCAAAAAGGAAATCGAGTTGGAACAAAAGACACTCACTTGGTACGGAAAAACCCTCGATCTCCCCAGACTTACTGCCTGGTATGGAGAAAAGGGCTACAACTACAGTGGCGTCTTCAACGAACCCAAGGAAATGCCAGAAGCCTTAGACCAAATTCGAAAAGAGTTTAGAAAACTTGAACTGGGTGGCAAACCACTAGAGTTCAATTCGGTGTTGTGCAACTATTATCGAGACGGTTCTGATAGTGTGGGATGGCACTCAGACTACGAGACCAGTCTCGGACCGACAAGAGATAATATTCACATTGGTTCTGTGTCATTTGGGGGCACACGGAAGTTTGTCCTTAGGCACAGGAAAACCAAAGTGAAAGTGGAATTCAAGCTTGCTCATGGAGACGTGTTCATCATGGGGGGCAAACTTCAAATGCCTTGGGAGCACCAGGTTCCAAAAACCTCTAGGAAAGTTGAGCCGAGACTCAACCTGACATATAGGCACATCATATAATGCACTGGGCAATACAAACAAACGTCATTTGTGAGGATGACCGTGAGGCCATCCTCCAGGCCCTGAGAGCCCTCGGTTATTCGCATGAGGGCTTCACAGCAATTCCCTTTTCAAAGGTTTTACCGAATGTCTTAGAGCCGAACACGGTCTTCTACGGCTCAACTAACGTCATCAACGAGATTCACTTGAGTAACAAGTGGGATCCTGGGACATTTTTTACTGAAAAGTTTGATTACCGTGTTTGGTCCGACAGGTATAAAATTCTCAACGCTAATCACGAGCTTTTAGAGCTTCGTGAGATAGGAGAGAAACACTTCTATGGCCCCGACAAGCTTGCATTCATTCGCCCCGTCTTAGATTTGAAAGAGTTTGCTGGAGATGTGATTTCCTGGAACCGTTTTGAAACTTGGAAGTCTCAACTTTTGAATTTGGAGTTGTTACTTGATTGTGTTTGCGTGGTCGCCGAGCCATTTGGCATTGCTAAAGAGTGGCGTACGTTCGTCGTTGATGGCAAGCTAGTAGCAGCCTCCCAATATCGTGAGTATATGAAGTTGAGCACAACTTCTGGTTGTCCTAATGAAGTGACAGCTTTCGTGGAGGAGCAATCGACATTTTTTAGCCCACACCCAATTTTCGTAATGGATGTAGGCTTATCTGGGGATGACTTGTATGTGATCGAAGTCGGTTGTTTTAACAGCGCTGGGTTCTATGATAGCAAACTTATCCCGTTGTTCGAAGCAATCCAAAACTATCACGCTTAGGGGAAATGTGTATTCAGGGAACAAAAAGAGTAGAGGCGTAACATACAAGAGGTTGAATCGTTGGCATAAACTCCGATACAACTTTTATCGCACAATGAACGGCTGGGGTTTCGGACGATGTCCTGCGGAGTATTGGGAACCTGTTGGGTCAGAAGCCCGAAGGCACATGGAAACTTGTGGTTATAAGCTTACCAAACATGGGTGGATCAAGGGCCAGGCTCTGCCAGAATAAGGTTCAAACTTGAACACGAATATACTAGAATGCATTAGGCCTAAAATATTAGGCTGTGTGAAAGCAAAGGCAGGAAATGGTTTGGATAATAAATCTTTTATGGTTCCTTGTAGGGGGCTGCGTCGGAGCACTCTTCGTTAAAGCAAAGTTTTCCAAGTGGCGTAAGGAATACGAAGTGAGCCTCGATCAAATCTCTCGGGAGGCCGAGCATAAGTGCGAACAGACGTTCATTGATGCACAAAAAAAGCTTGATCAACAGATGATTGCCTATCGTAACGAACTAAACAAGTTGATAATGGAGGAGTTGCTTGTCAAAGCAGAATTCCCTGAGAGAGACCAGGCTAACTGATGTTTAGGACTCATGTAAATTCAATTGTTGGGGTCACCGACGCACTGGGAAAGCTGAAAAATGCTATTGTGAAGAAGTATCCAAATGCAAGTAAAAGTCGATTTGAAGTCGGCGTTGACCCTTTCAGTGGCCGATATACACTGGTCGTCTTCCTAACAGACCTGTCAGTTGCCAAGAGACTTCCATCCACTGTTGATGGGTACAAAGTGTGTGATGGCTTCAAACCCTTTGACCTTGAAGAAGGAAGTAATAATGCGTGATCGAAATTCAGATGATCTCACTGACTGGGAAAAGTCTTTTGTTGAGCTGAATGAAAAAATGGGCAATGATGTCTGGGGCATTCAATCTGAATCTGATGGATCTGGCGGCATTCGTTTACGTGTTTATATCAGCCATGAGTCTTTTGAGAGCAAAGTTCTTGAAGAGACAAACGGTATTCTTGATGGCCACTCTATAATGTTCACGGTTTATAGCCAGTACGATTACGCTCTTTTAGAGTCTGGCCGTGCTATGAGTGAAGACCTAAAGAAAAGGATAGAAGAGTATGCAGAAAACACAAAGGCCGAAGGCCCCACATCTAGTATTGATGGAGATGTGCAAGGAGATAGCAGGTGAAGCAGCCTGGGCACTTGGAATGGGTGTCGATGACTTAGGTCAAAGGCAATGGGAGGTGTATTGTGAAGATGAAGAGTTGGCCAAACTCTTACCAGAAGAATATGGAGGCAATAATATCCATGTGATAGTCGCCTTTAAACCTGACCGAGCGAAGGTTGAAGAAGCAAAGCGGCGTGAGAAAGAAGCCGAAGAACAAGAAAACAGGCGATGGTATAAGAAAATCTGGTCGCCCAAAAAGAAGAAGAAACGAAAGTAAACATGGCAAAAACAATCAATCGCTTGGGAGAAATCTCCAAATTTCCCAGCTATCGGGAAGGTGAAAAATTCCTTTGTTCGGTTCCTGAAGACCTGTGTAACCTCAATCTGAGAAAAAATGGTGGGGTCATTCGTGAAAACAGCGAACTCGCATGGGACCCTTGGCCAAAGAGCTTTGGGACTGTCCGCCTTGGTCGCCACCTCCTAATGATTGATGAGAAATATTCCTGGACAGACCATTATAGCAAAAATAAAAATTATGTTCGAATGATTGCCGAGGCGGACGAACATGGCCAACCAATTGAGTGGATGCGCTTTGATTTATTTGTACCTGGCAATGTCAAGGCCAGTAAAATTAAATACTACTTGGGTAAGAGGGCTCGGGATATAATTAAGTCGTCGGTAAAAACCCTTCCAGGAGTAATACTGCGGGTTAAATCCGATATTGAAGATGAAATCCACAAGTGGGTTATTGCCGAGAATTACAAGGTTGGGAGAGAAACTTACGCTGTAAGTGATAGGGCCTTCCTTTTTAACGAAAGAAATATTCAAACAAGAGTTTTGAAGACACCTGAAGGTGTCGCTCTTGAAGAGGCAAGGTGTCAGGAGGCCATGAAATTTTTCGACCTGTCTGAAGTAGAAATTCGCACTGCCCTTGGAAATAAAAAAGGTAGCTTATGTTGGCGATTCGGTGAAAATTATTCGCCGTCTTGGGAGTTTCAATATCGTGAGCATTTTCTTGTAGTTGAAGCTGAGTGGGCTCGGAAACAGCTGATGAAGCTCCAGCGAGCTACCCGTAAGAGACTAAAGGAAAAGGAACTTGCCGAGCGTAATATTGATGCTGCAACTTTTGCGGCTGAAAAAGCTGAACAGGTAAGGCTTGAGCGTCGTGTGAAACGCACTGTAGAGTGGGTAAAGGTTTCCAAGGACGTTCACAACTCAATCGACTGGCTCCAGGAGTTCGCAAGACGAATTGGAGACTCGGACAACATTGATCAAAAATGGTTTGACGAAAATCGTCGTGAACTTCGGACGCTTGCAACTAAATTGAAACCACTTGGTCGAGTCTTGAATGACTAGTCTGCTTTTTAGATGTGGGTAACAATATATACCGACGCTTCGTACTGCCAATATACCAACGTGGCAACCTGGTCATTCTGGGCGAGGTCGTCCGAAGGTAGGATCGTTGACGATGGACTGAGCCCTTCATTTGTGAAAGATTCAAATGCCGCAGAAATGATGGCCGTTTACAAGGCAACAGTTGCAGTTTTGCGGGTGTGGGGCGCCAGCGAGATCGAAGGTTTGTTTTTCAATACGGATTCAATGAATGCTATTCATTATCTGAAGTATAAATCACCTGTCGTAGAAAAGCCGTTGAACAAGAGAAAAGAGTATCTGCGAATTCGCAGTGAACTATATATCCTGCTTGACAATTTTGAGTGCAAGGTTAAATTCAAACACGTCAAGGGGCATCAACGCAAAGAAAAAAGTGTTAGAACCTGGCTCAACAACACGGTTGATGAAAAAGCTAGAGCTAGGTTGGAAAAAGGGAGAGCAAGTGTACGACGTAGTCATAAGAAAAAGTCGACCAAGTCGACGTAAATTAATCTCCGCAATTAAGTCTTGTTTAACAGATAACCTAAGGTATAAGAAATACCAAGGAAATCCTAATAGGCTGGTTGGCCATTGTTACATCGCATCTGAATGTTTCTATCACATGGATAAGTCTAGTGATTGGAAACCCATGTTTATGTATTATGAGGATGAGCCTCATTGGTTTCTGCAACATAGGGCAACTGGAAAGATTGTTGACCCAACAGCGGATCAATTTACTACTCCTCCAAATTATGCCTGCGGCAAAGGGAAAGGTTTTTTAACAAAAAAGCCTTCACGACGTTGTCGTGTGCTTATGAGCAAGGTTAAAGCAAGCTTGCTTGAGGTGTAAGATATGGTGGGTAGAACTAAAAGAAACGATAAGGTAGGCAAACCCAGGTGCTGCAAAAAATCAAATGGAACAAAGTGTTGGTACCTGGATGACAAGTTGCACAGGACCGATGGTCCTGCTCACGTACGTGCTGATGGAACAAAACGTTGGTACCTGAATGGTCAGAGACACAGGACCGATGGTCCTGCAATCGTACATGCTGATGGAAGGAAATGCTGGTACCTGGATGACAAGTTGCACAGGACCGATGGTCCTGCTATCGAGTGGCCTGATGGAACAAAACATTGGTACCTGGATGACAAGTTGCACAGGACCGACGGTCCTGCTATCGAGTGGCCTGATGGAACGAAATACTGGTACCTGGATGACAAGTTGCACAGGACCGATGGTCCTGCAATTGAGCGGGATGATGAAACGAAGAGCTGGTACCTTTTCGGAAGAAGGTACGAAGACTTGGAGCTTTGGAGGGTAACCTCCGAGATATTCGCTTATTTATTCCCTAAATTTGAAAATGGGTTTAGAAACTAACTTGAGTACCATACATTAGGATTGGAGTCTTTTACGGGCTACTGTTAGGAATTGATATGACAAAAACAAAAAAGATGCAAGTGACTCTACTTGCACAGATTGAGCTTGATTATGATGAAACCGCAGATGAAGAATATCAAGAGAAATTAGAGCTTCTAGTTGAAGAACTTGAAGAGTTGGGACTCAAAGTTGATGTTGAGGCTGAAGAGCCTGTCACAGATGAGGAAGAATATTAGTCTTGCTAGTTTACTTCTACGCAGAAAGCTGCTAGAGTGATTATTAAGTACAGTCAACCAAACGGAGAGAATGATGCTGGGAAAAGCTATTGCCATCGCAAGTAAAGTCCACGAAAACCAAAAGGACAAAGGTGGTCACGCTTATATCCTACATCCAATTCGCATCATGATGCGTCTTAGGACCAACGATGAGGAGTTGATGCAAATTGCCATACTCCACGACGTCGTTGAAGATTCAGACGAATGGACTGTTGACAGGCTTCTTCAGGAAGGTTTCACGGGCCGAGTTCTAAACGCCCTCAAGCTTCTAACACATGATTCCAAGGATACCTATGAGACTTACGTCAAACAGCTTTCCACAAACACAGATGCAATTAGGGTGAAGCTAGAGGACTTGCGGGACAACTCAGACATAACTCGGCTCAAAGGTCTTAGGGGTCAAGATTTGGAGCGTATGGAGAAGTACCACCGAGCGTACCTGTTTCTCAGGAAGACACTCGAAAACTCCCAAGCTTGCGGTTATTAATAAAGCGAAATGACCAAGAAAAAGTTCAATAAGGAACGACACACTGTATCAGCAATTAATCACGTCTTTGGTGACAAGGAAGCAACCGCAGAGTACCAAAGACGTATGATTTACAACGTATTGAGTCGTAACCTCTCTGGAGGGCAAGGAAACAGTGTTAATAGGCACAAACGAATTTTTGGGCGCCAAGATTATTGCTACTTCAACGGGGAATTCAGATTTTGGGTCTGGGATTTCCAGGACTGGAGAATCTGGGTCAATAACCAAAAGGGGGTTTCAATAGAAGTCGACCCTAATTTTGGTTTAACTCAGACCATGTCCATTCTACGTTCCTACTGGGACAGGATGGGGCTATGAGACCTGGAAAATTATTCACGCCCACGGAGGCGCCTATCAAGCTCTACCCGACAACTCGTACAGCGAAAGGTCTGCCTGAAAAATCCAGTACAATAGGGATTGGCGGACTTTTCTTCGTTGTCGCTGTTGACCTTGATAAAAAATTCACGAAAGTTGTGAACTATCACGATCTCAGAAGCCCGTGGCTCGTCCTCTATAAAGAGGAAGTTTGGCTGGCTGAGTTTTATGGTCGTTCTATTATTGACCTCACCCCCTGGGCTCCCTGGGAAGAGGGTTACAAACACAACTCTGATCTCCTGGAATGCTTTAAGCAGTATGTGGTGCCTTGTAGTGACTAAGAAAATGACCAAAGAACTTTTCGGTCTAAGGAAGTTTGCGTTTTCGGACGAAAACTGCAACCAGGAACGATTGGACCTCTATGGCAAGGAGGGTTCTCTTATTCAGCTTATTATTGATTACGAAGGCTGGTATGTGGTATCAGGAAAGTCAGATGCAAACGACAGGCTGAGGCACAAAAAAACATCCAACGGGGTTTGTATTTGCTTTTTACCTGGGGATGTTGCGTTGTATCTCGGATCCAAGTGCATAGTAGACAAAAAGTCTGCCTATTACGGATACTGGAAACATCGGCTGCTCTGGGGCGAGGCCATCCTGGAGACGACGTTCACCGTACTAGCACCCGACAATCTCTTCAATAAATATGAAGCTATATTGCTGCAAACAGGTGATGAACCCTGGGATTGTTCTGAACTCATAGGGCTGGAGGTCGAGTACCGTAAAAGGTTTATCGAAAACGTGTGACAAGCCTTCCATCTGGAGTTGCTTTTGTGAATTTTAGGACCTAATTCACAAAAGCTTAATTGTGTTCACAACGTGGTCCAGGTGTGCTATTATAGGGTATGTCGACATTCACAGTAATAGTTGAGCGTGTGCTCATTTACTGCCATCCACAGGCAGATAGGTTGGAAATTGCGCAAGTGGGTGATTACCAGTCGGTCGTTGGAAAGGGGACTTTCCAAACAAACGATCTTGTAGCCTATATTCCTGAACAAGCGCTCGTGCCACAAAATCTCCTAGCGGAGATGGGGCTTGAGGGTCGGCTCGCAGGTAAGGACAAAAATCGTGTGAAGGCTGTTCGTCTTCGTGGCGTCGTGTCCCAAGGCCTCTGCTACCCTGCACGTGAAGAGTGGCAAGAGGGTGCTGATGTCACCGAGGCGCTCGGCATCACCAAGTGGGAGCCGCCGATCCCCACACATCTTGCTGGGGAGGTGTTCAATGCAGGCCAGAATCGTACTCTCAAGTATGATATCGAAAACTACCGACGATTTCCCGACGTCCTTCAGGACGGTGAACCCGTCGTTTTCACAGAGAAACTTCATGGGTGTCTTCACGAAAACAGTTTGGTGACGATGCCAGATGGAAATGAGCGCACAATCGCAGAGGTGGTTGCAGATGAGACTATCGATAGTGTTTGGTCATACAATGAAGACACTGACGGATATGTTGTCAGGCCAATTACTGGTCGCATGCGACGTGCGAACAGCGAAGAAAAAAAATGGGTTAGGTTGACTATGGAAAATGGACGAGAGCTAGTTCTTACAGAAGATCACCCAGTTTATTCACGTGATCGCAAAGACTGGGTCAAGGCAGGCGAAGTTCGCCCCGAAGAAGATATTGAAAGCCCGATCATGTAGCACGTTCCGTGCAAACGAACATGCTTATTTACATGAGTAAATCAACGATAAAAGAGTATAAGTGTGCTGACTGTAAAGTGGCAATGTTTTACCCCTTTCACAGGGTAAGAAAACGTATAGAAAATGGCATCTCAATACGGTGTAAATCATGTGCGCAAAAAAGAGCAGCTAGAAATCGTTCGCCAGAAGCGGCAAGGGCCATTCAAGAAGGTAGAAAAAGAGCTGCAAAAAAAATACACAATGTTCCTAAGTCAGTTCGAATTGAAAGAGCCAGTAAAGCTGGGCAAGGAAACAGAAACAATAACGGGTTAGCTGTTCGGCGGCAATGGGAAACGATAAAATCAGACGAAAAACGATACAAGCAAGCTTGTGAAAGATTAAAGCAGACAGCACTAAATTTCCATGCGTCGATGAGTGAGGAAGAAAAAAAGCTTCACTACGCTAAGGTTTTCAAGAATACTGGAAAGTCCAAAGCGTGCGAATTATTTTTGCAGGCAGTCGAAACTAAAACTAAGCGAAAAATTCTTCGTAAGAAAATGGTTTCTGGTTTCTTTGTAGACGGAATGTTCGACGAACAAGAAATCATACTAGAATTTTATGGAGATATGTTTCATTGTAACCCAATAAGGTTTAATGATCCGAATAAATACTGTTCTTGGATTTCCAGGACCGTTGGCCAACAATGGAAAAGAGATGAAAGGCGTATAGTTGCCTTACTCAAAAACGGATATAAGGTTTTGATTGTTTGGGAATATGATTGGATCAACCAAAGCGAAGAAGTGGTAAAAAGGATAAAGAATGCGTTGTCTTAAAGTCGAATATATTGAAAGTGACAGTGATTTGTACGATCTTGAGATCGACGGCGGGGGCAATAACTACATTGCTGAAGGTGTTGTGGTTCACAACACCTGGTGCATGGTCGGGCTTGTGCCCAGGCACATGGGGCACCCCGAGGAGGGTCGACTCATTGTCTCATCCAAAGGTTTGGCAACTCGTGGCCTTGCTATGAAATACGATGCCGAGGCAAACAAAACAAATCTATATGTTCGTGTTGCTCGACACCATACTTTGGAAAATCGTATCAGTTTCGCTTTCGGTCGTGTTCTCAAGGACGAAGAGAACCCTCGCCCTGTGTACATCGTGGGCGAGATTTTCGGCGGTGGAGTTCAAGATCTCGCTTATGGTGCGAAGGCTGATAAGGACGTCGATATTGGGTTTCGTATTTTTGATGTGTATATTGGAGCGCCTGGCCAGGGTCGTTACCTGAACGATGCTGAGTTGGACGACGCTTGCAAAAGGCTTTCGATTCCCCGAGTACCTGTTCTTTATCGTGGTCCGTTCTCTAAGGCAGCGATGTTGGAACATACCGACGGCTGTGAGACAATCACTGGCCAAGATACCCACATCCGTGAAGGCATTGTTGTTCGTCCACAGGTGGAGCGCAGAAATGAGCAAATTGGACGTGTTCAGCTCAAGAGTGTGAGCGGGGCCTACCTGGTACGAAAAGGCGGGACTGAGTTTAACTGAGAGAAGGGACCAATGGTCCTTTTTCGCTTGCTCTAACAGGAGAATAAATGGCACGTATCAAGAAGATTGAAGTAGTCCCTGGAACGAAGTTGCAGGTCGCTAAGGTTGGCAAATTTCAAGGCTATACCAATACTCGTTTTCACCTGAGTCCAGTTTCCAATAAGTGTCCAGTACCTGACAGAATTAAACAGGGCATTTGTGATGGGCACCCGTTGGAAGAGAACGTTGGTATTCCACTCCCAATTCAATCAGATCACACAACGTATTGCTGTCCGAATGGTATTCTTCGAGCCCTTTACTTCCCTATCGGAACAAGTTTTGAAGTTCTCAGTAAGGTAAAAAAGCACCCTGGGGATCGAAGTCCGACTGTGAAACTTCGACTTGCAAAGAATGCACAAGCATTTGCGCACCCTCTAGAACCACGGCCAAATCTTGGTGTATTACAGCCTGGCGTGGTTGGATTTGCATACTGGTGTAATGTGTGGACAATGTGCTAATTCATGCAAACAACACTTTGCAGGAGAAGGCCAAATGGTTGATCCGACATCTTACTCCAGGCCAGCTCATTGAGACCGATTCGAACAATATTCACTTGTTTGTTCGAACTCGAAACCTTTCTACAGTACAATTTGTAGACAGTGTTTGGGTCATGTTCTACAGTGGGCAATCTGATACAACTAATTGGATTTCCGTGCTCTATGACGAATCAATCTATGAGGTTTCTGTATTTGCGTTTATGAAGTGGTTTGATTCCCAGGGAATGATTCCAAAAGCCTGGGATGACATGTTAGAATGGACATGTTATGAATGACCCACGTGGAAGAACTAAAGTTAGTTCAAAAAGGAATGTTCAATGAATGAGCGGAACGTCTTGGGAACAACTAGTTGGAGAGGCTGTGTGCGTAATGGACATTGACGTAGTCCCTTATGTCATCCATAATGTGTTGGTTGTTGGTCATAATGAGGACTGGGACCACCTGACTGAAGAGCAGCAAATGCTCATAGCGCCCGAGAATTGGGCTTCAGGCTGCACACCTGCAACCCGTCGTTTTCGGAGTGAACTTGAAGGCAACCCACGGCTTGAGGCTGTACTTCGTGGCTGGACCGTACATCTTTTCACTACAAACCCAAAGCATGAGGACATCGATTTTGGAAAGCACGGTCGGATCTGGGCTCATGTTTGGAGGAAAGGTGCTAACATGGTTGGCCTCTTGAATGAGAGCGAATATAATGATGTTGGTGAGGTCCGTCTTGCTGTTATCGGAAATGATAAGAAGTCAATCAAAGCCTTCAAGAAGGATTTTGAGCTTTCTGGTAAGATTGAGAAAAAAGATTCTATAACACAAGCTTAGCCTCACCCTTGATTATGATATAACGAGTTATGAACAACAAGCCAGATGAACCTGCGTGCAGGGAAGAGAACAATAGGTCCAAACATTGGTACCTGAATGGCAAGAGACACAGGACCGACGGTCCTGCCCTTGAATATCCTGATGGAGAGAAACGTTGGTTTCTGAATGGTAAGTTGCACAGGACCGATGGTCCTGCTGTTGAAAGACCTGATGGAGTAAAGCATTGGTACCTGGATGACAAGTTGCACAGGACCGATGGTCCTGCAATTGAGCGGGATGATGAAACGAAGGAGTGGTGGCTGAATGGTAGTCGACACAGGGCGGACGGCCCTGCTATCGAGCATGCTGATGGTTCGAAGGAATGGTTCTTGAATGGTAAGATGCACAGGACCGATGGTCCTGCTGCCGAATATGCTGACGGAACGAAACATTGGTGCCTGAATGGTAAGTTGCACAGGACCGATGGTCCTGCTTGCGAGTATGCTGACGGAACGAAATATTGGTGCCTTTTCGGAGAACGGTACGAAGATTTGGAAGTCTGGAAGATAACCTCCGAGATGCTTGTCCTCCTGTTCCCTGGAATCGAGAGCGAAGAATGAACAACAGAAATCTAGACATAGAAATGAAAAACATAGAAATGGAAAACATGCATAAAAAAGAATTTTTTACTTGGTCCAGGCGACCGTGTTCGCTTCCAGGATGGTGCCTTTACAGAGTGCACGCCAGAAGCACAAAAGATTTTCAAGTCTCTCCGAGGTACAATCACAGAAACGGATGAGTCGGGACGGGAGTGTGATTACCACGCAGTAAAGTGGGACAACACCGAAAAACTTGACTTTGAAGAATTGTTTGAGATGAGCGCTCCAGGCTATATGGAGTTCGACATGGACATCCAGGGCGATTTGTTGGAGCCCGAGTAAAACCCTCCCGAAAGGGGATAAAAATGGCTAGTGAAACTTTTTTGATGATGGTAACAGAGCGAGGTTCTCGAAGGGTTGGTGGTCACGCCGCAAGCACGAAAAAGATTTAATGAAGCTTCGTGGTGTTATTACAGATGCAAATGATTCTGGACGAGAATGTTGTTATTACTACGTTGAGTGGGATGCAACTGAAGCAGAACTTGTGGCCCTCGGGCTGGAACAGAATGGTTCATACCAAAGTGATGCTCTGGCCTTGGCCAGATAATTCCTCAAAACCATTCAAAGCCTGAGCATTCTGTGGTAATGTTTGCATATGGACCAAGACCTTAGGATGCCCACCAAGTGGCTCATCATGCTTGCGGACAAGATTAAGTCCGATCAGAATTTCTCTGAGATGAAATTTATCTCAGAAGGTGGAAATATAATTTATGCTCGTCGCACAATAGCTACGAGACCCAAGAATGACCCGCAGGGTGGTCAGATAGATGTTTGGGATTTTTACGTAAACCCTGGTGATTGATAGGTAGATATGGGACATAGTGTTTGGGCAGATGTGGTACCTTTTGTGATGCACAGATTTCTGGAAACAAGCCAGAGTGGGATGGAAGACTTCAGCCTAACTGAGCAGTTGATGACAATGCCTGATGAATGGGCAGTCGGTGAACTTGAAGAAGACGAAGCCGAATACTTGAAGATTGAAGCCGAGCCACGCAGGGAAGCCGAAATCAATGGATGGCGTCTGGCTATTGCTACAGACCACCCAGAATATTGCGACGCAAATATTGGCAAGGACGGGACGCTATATGGCTATGTTTGGAAGAAGGACCAATTTGTTGTTCATGTAGTAAACGAGAGCGAATACAGCAATGTTGGTGAGTATGAGATGTCTGCTTGCTCAAACGACAGAGCCTCAATTGAGGCTTTCAAGAGTGACTTCGGGCTTTCTTCTAAAATCGAAGAAGTTGATGTTGTAATGCAGGCAGGATGAGAGAACAAACGTGAGGTGTTGTAAGTGCTAATTCTGTTTCCAAGCGAACTATCCGAATCAAAAAAGGTCGATTCCGCCTTTCTTGAGGAATGTCGTGCTGCCGAATCGGCTGGACACGATGTCGGTCTTATCAATCAAGATGAGCTGGATGCGGGCAACTTCCAAAGGGCTGTCGCCCGAGTTTTGGGTGCTGGGGAAGAGGCTGTAAACCTTCTTACGGAGGTCGCCCTTGAGAATGTCTTGAATATTGTCATGAATAACTTCCCACCCGAGTGCAAGGTGTCTGAATACCTAGATGACATCTTGGTGACTTTGGATAGTTGTCAGAGTGATTTCGGTGACTATAAGGTTGTCAAGGAAACTGTTGAGGTCAACACTTTGGAAATGGAAGTCCTCAGGGCGAAGTGGCATGCGCAATTGGCGCAGGATTTCAAGGACTGGGATCAGTCTGAGCGAGACCAAAAAGAGAAGGAAGAGCGAGCGCAGCTCACCAAGCTGAAGGCCAAATATGAGTAGCACTCCCACAAAGACGCTTCCAGAGGGCTGGTATTGGGTGAGCGGTCGCAAGGGTTTCTCTAGTCCCGAATACGCCAGGCATGATGCCGATCTGTATACACCACATGGTTGCCATGCTGGTCAAATTCGGCACTCCATGTTTTTTGCGGGCGAGGTAAGGTTCACCACTTTCACGTGGAGCGAAGACTGTTGTGGCGGGGAGAATTCCTCACATGATTCTTTTGAAGGCGCCAAAGCTTTTGTAGAGGCAGCCATCGTTCGTCAGGGCTTTCACATGGAATGTGAGTTCAACTGCTCCGACGATGGCGACGTCGAAGAGGCTGCTGAAATTGCATCTCTTGGCTGGGACAGCCTCAGTGGGGATGCCCAAGACCTAGTCCAGGATATTGTTGAAGCCATGCTCGGCCCCAAGAGGTTTAGAGCGTGGTGTGAAGAAGGAAAAGGTGAATAAGTGTCAGAACTAAAACGTGACATCGAAGATGTCAAGTGGGCGCTACGAACCTTCAGCGTTGAAGAGCGGCGACGTAATGCTGGCATGATGCGCCTCTCATTTGGTTCGGGGCGCTGCGTGAATACCGTAGATTCATTTGAACGAATCGTGAAAAGGCTTGAGCTTCTAGAAGCAAAACTGGGTTTATTGGCCCGTTGAAATTTGTTATACTGATAGAGGAGACATAGATGGCTGATTGGAAAACAGAAGAGTTTAAAGCAGCAATTGAGGCGATGCCCTTAGTTTGTAAAGCTGAAGTAGGTGGGTCAGGCGGCGACTTCGACACTAATAACATTACCGTTTCCGTCGAGGGTGCTTACCACCGCCTTTTTATTAGGGGGTTTGGCTCCACTGAAAAGTCAATTGAAGAGTTAGGAGCAACACATGACTTCGTTCCGAGTTGTGAATTCGTTGAACTAAATTGCGGTTTGGATTCACGTGGCGGCCTGCGCTCGGATCAGTTGAACGTTGGACTAGTCTATGCACGAATTAACTCATACCTCAGAAAACGTGGGTTCAACGTCATTGGACACTATAAACAGGTTTTTTAATGACTAAAGCATTTGTTCCCGAAATCGGTTCCAAACTAAAACTGGAGAAGGATTGGACATTTGATGTCCATGTAGAACTTAGAAACTCACAGCTTTACAAGGCAGATAGTCGCAAGGTCAAACCCTGGGGTCAAGCTGGTAAGTTATATAAAAGAACCTTACCAGCGGGCTCAACTTTTTTGATTGATCAAATATATGTGAGAACTGGCGCTAAAGACTATTCCTCCGTCACTTTGCTCGTGCTCGATACAACCGATCCTGTTCTAGGCAGTCTCAAGAAGAAGAGGCAGCCTTTCAAGGCCAAAGGTGCCGAATTCCTTGCTCGTTTTTGGGTGAAACTCGTCCAATTCAATGAAGCTGAGTTCATTGTGACAGATGATGCGACTCGGCCGATGAGGGTCAGAGCAGTTTGCGGTGAGCCAATTACCCTTGGTCGATTCAAAAATCGCAAAAATGCAAATTGGTGGATCAAGTTTGAACATGGCAACCCTGATTATTGTTTTGAAGGTAATTTGACGGGTCGTGTACAAACGGACAAACGACTCCCCACACAAGATTCCTACTTTGTCGGTCAGGGTTGGGTAGAAAATGTGGAGGTGGTAAAGGATGTCCAAGGCAAAGTCAGGACATACTATCGATACAACCCGCCTTCCTACCTTCCTACCCTAGTTCCTGAGTCTTGGCTGGTTTCACATGAGTGTGTGGAAAAGTTCAAGGTGGCTGAGGCAGGGTATAACAACAGAACAATTATCAGAACAAGACACCCGCTCCACAAACAGCTCCGTATTCCTCGCCAAAAGAGAGACAGAATACCCCTGGGGATTCCCAATGACAAGACGTTGTTGGAAGATATCAAGGTTGCTGGCGGGCTGCTGACCATCAGCGAAGTCAAAGAAGTGGAAGCATAAGATGCCCCAAGAACGTAAATCAATCTACGAAATTCAGAGAATTCTTGCCGACGTCAAGTATAAGGACTGGGTTGTTCGTCTTTTGGATAAAGGTGACGGCTTCCTAGCCCAATGGGTTTTTCTGGGTGTGGATGTCGACCACCCAGAAAAGGGCGAGGTACTTCAACACTGTCGGAAGTGGTACGTTTCTCCGTATTCAACCACAACAGAAATCGTGGAAACTGCATGGAAGGCATGTTGGATAGCTGTTCAACACGAGACTCGTGAGGAGTTTACGTACAAGGGCGAACGAGTTTATAGCCCGCACTTTGATATCGAAGCCCGTGTTCAGATGTGTGTCGCCGCCGCCTATGATGTTCGTGACCCTCTTCAAGAAAAACCCGCAAGACGAATGAGGCCTTGCGCTGAATGTGGTCGGGAAATGCAGCCTGACTACATGTCTGACCTAAGGTCTGATTGCGACTAAAGAAATACGAAGTATGAGAAGTGGGCAAAGTTCCTACGTCGGCTTCTGACGCAGTTAGCTAAGTTACAGCAATATCAGTTAAGTCACATAGGAAAAGAGGGACTCCGAGGAGACTACCTACTAATAGTAAGTGTAGCCATCACCTGCCCCATAGAACTCCTAATATGCCTGCAAAAAAACGGAATGACCCTCGATTCAAGCCGTTCCTCGGTAGAATGTTTACCTTGCGGAAACATAAGGTCATTCCTGGGTATCCATCCACCCTAAATCAAAATAGGACTGAATATACCTCAGAGCAGTTTGGCGAGGTCGTGCTTGTGTTAGATGAGACGAATACAAGGGTTAGAGTTTGTGATCATGAAGGTTCTGCTATTTGGATCTCAAAGTTTTTCCTGCATAAAGAAGTCAAAAACAGTACCTTTCAGGACATTGATGCGTTTTCTGAATGTGTTCAGGAACTACTCACTATCGCCGAAGACATAAAAGACCATGATTGTAGGAATGACGCCGATGTGACGTCATTGGAAATCTATTCTAGTGAACTCGAACGAATCGCCAATTCGATTCGACAATATGCTGACTGTTTCAATCCTGTTATTAACCCAAAGTATGACGAGCAAATGAAATGAACTGGGACATGAAAACCATAGAAATACTCCTTAAAGAAGGGCAGGAATTGCCTAAGGGCCATCTCGCAATTGTCTCACACGGCATTGATGGATGGGCTGGTAACCCGAGCCTTTCGTTCTGGAGTCGCACGCCAGTCTATGTGCCTACTGGGGCTGTTGTGCTGATCCTCGGCTTGCCACTTCCAGCTCGCCTTAGTATCCGTGGAAAGCAGGTATTACAAATTTTTCATGAAGGACAAAAAGTTAATATTTTAGACTTACACCGTTTGGTTATGATAAACCCTGATAATAAGTTTGGGTCACTAGCGTTTTCGATGACAGGCACGTTGGGAAAAAACCGTCAGTTTTACAGGTCCCTAATTGAATCTAAGGGTGGCACGTGGAAGAAATCTGTCTCCAACCAGACAAATGTCCTCATTGTTGGAAATTATAGACACAGCACCAGGACAACCAAATACAAGAAGGCAATGAAGCTCGGGATAAAAATCATTGACGAGGATGGCCTAGGAAAGATGCTCGACAAATAGGGCTTATATGTCTAAAAAAAGGGAACTTGAGTTCAAGCCATACATAGGACGTTTTTTCCAATTCAGTTCTCGAATTCGTATGTCGCCCGAAAAAGCGATAATTGGGAAAACGCTTTACGGGAACTCGTTGAAACACCTTCTTTGTCAAACCAAAGAGACACTACCGAATTCCGTCTTCATTATTGCCGAGAAGAGAAACCACGTTAGATTTCTCTCGGGGGATTCGGACCATCTCTGGGTGCCGAAGACACAACTTGTACCTCTGAAACTACCAACTTTTGAGGGAAATCCTCTGATTTTGCTAGAGGAGTTTCGTAAATTCCTGGTTTATTGTACGGACACGAAGCTCAAAGATTTCAGCACAGATGAAATGGTTCGCCAGGCCATAAAACTGCTGCCGCAACTAGATGCCCTTATCGATAATCAGAGGGTAAAAATCATACCTGACGACTAAATCAATTAGGTTGAAAAATCTCTATAACCGTGGTACAATGAGGTATTACTAATGGAGGTCCCTTACTATGGGCTTTGGATATCAGGTCACGCACACGTCTGAAACAGCTCTAGCTGAGTCTGAAGGCGCAGAAGTACAACTGGCAGGTCGGGTCGTTTTTTGGCGAAAGCTGGGGAAGGTGGCGTTCGGAAAGCTGGCTGATTCAGAGGGTGTCATTCAGTTCTCTTTCAACATGCGAGAGACACCTAACACTTACAAGGAGTGGGTAAAATCTATCAAGATGGGCTCGCTTATTGCTATTTCAGGACAGATGTGGACTTCAAGCACAGGCGAGTTTACTGTCTTGGTTGATACAGACTTCATGGCGCTGCGCCATTCAATGCACCCTTTCCCCAACAAGTGGGCTGGGATTGTTGACCCCGAATTGAAGCTCCGTAAGCGCTACCTCGATATCGCCCTTGACCCTGAAGTAAAGCGACGCTTTAGGTTGCGAAGTCAACTAATTTCGTTCATGCGGCTCTACTTGGACACGCAGAACTTCATGGAAGTGGAGACCCCAGTTCTTTCGCCGAGTGCATCTGGGGCTCAGGCAAAGACTTTTGTTACACACCACAATGCCTTGGGCGCATACCTGCATATGAGGATTGCACCTGAAACCTATCTCAAGAGGACAGTTGCAGCAGGCTTCGACCGAGTTTTTGAGATAGGCAAGCAATTCCGCAACGAAGGCATGGACCCCTCCCATCTCCAGGAGTTTACATCTGTGGAGTGGTATGCGGCCCATTGGGATTACAAAGACAATCTACAGTTTTTTAATGGGCTGCTAAAGGGAATTTTTGAATTCTGCCTTCCTAAGGATGGAGCCGACGAAACTACCTACATTCTAAACTATCAGGGAGTAGAGCTAGATTTCAGTGACCCCCCTGTCAAAACCTATCAAGAAGTCTGTCTTGAGCTGGGAGGATTTGACCCATTTGAGTTGGATGACTGGAAGGAGGTTGACGAACGTTTCAAGGCCGAGGTGCGACCGAAGCTCATTCAGCCGATTTACTTGGTTGATTATCCTGCCCACATGAGCCCGTTGGCCCATCGCTCAGAAGATGGGAAGACAGTTGAACAGTGGCAGTTTATTGTCAACGGTTGGGAGCTTGTAAAGTGCTACACGGAGCTTACCGACCCCGTTCTTCAGCGTCAGCTACTTGAGGAACAGATGGAGGCTCGTGGTGCTGGTGATGACGAGGCCATGATGCTTGAGGAAGACTTTCTTGAGTGTATGGAATACGGCATGCCGAACATGAGTGGTTTAGGAATGGGAATTGACCGCTTGGTCGCTCTTTTGACTAACCAAACGTCGCTGCGTGACGTTGTGCTATTTCCCACCGTTCTATAGGAAATTTGGCATAAAACAAATGAAGACAAAGAAGACAATAAGGCGAAAGCAAAAAAAGCTCAAGGCAAGGTATTGGCCACCATCTGCTATCTGGTTGGAGCCTGGAACACTTGTTCAATTCCGAAAAAGATTTGAGCCCCATAAGCCCAATGAGTGGGTCTATGAAGGGGGTATCCTACGCTGGAACTCTCTTAGCAGCTACAAAGACTTTATTATAAGACGCCGACCCCCAAGGAGCGCTCCGCTCGACATCAGGAGGTTAAGGCCGCATGGAGAGACATATTACATGGAAGACAGTTATGGGGAACTTTGCCTGGTAGTTGATAGGCACCGTCTAAGTGATAATGCCATTCTCATAAGAGTTGCTTATGAAGACAAGATGTTTTGGGTGGAATCTAGTGAATTGTGTAAACAAGAAAGGGAAAATGAATGACTTGGAAACTGTTTCTTGATGATGTGCGTAACCCTACTGAAGAGGGCTATATTGTGGCCCGTTCTTCGATTATGGGGGTGGTTGAAATCGCCAACCGAAAGGAACTACCAGATTTTATGAGTTTGGACCATGACCTGGGTGAGGCTGATACAACTATGAAGTTCCTAAAAGAGCTGTATCAGATTTGGGAGATTCGTGGTGCAGACCCCAAGGAAATTCCTGACTACGTCGTCCATTCAGCTAACCCTTTGGGAACGTTGAATATTATCTCGTACATGGAGTCTTGGAAGAAATCGGTAGTAGGTGATTGCTGATTCATGTTCTTGGACGAGCTAAGAGAGACTAAACCGCATTGTATCGAGTACTCCGACGGAATGAGGCGTTGGCTTTTGGGCTATAAATTGCACAGGTCTGATGGCCCTGCTGTTGAATATCCTGATGGTTCAAAGTTTTGGTACCAAAACGGTCAATTACACAGGACCGATGGTCCTGCTATCGAGTATATTTGTGGTTATCATGGCTGGTATCTTTTCGGAGAACGGTACGAGGATTTGGAAGTCTGGAAGATAACCTCCGAGATGCTAATCCTTCTGTTTCCTGGATTCGGGAGCGAAGAATGAGCAGCAAGTCAGATGAACCTGCGTGCATTGAATATCCTGATGGAACGAAAGAATGGTGTCAGAATGGTAAATTGCACAGGACCGATGGTCCTGCTATCGAGTGGCCTGATGGAACGAAAGAATGGTGTCAGAATGGTAAATTGCACAGGACCGATGGTCCTGCTATCGAGTGGCCTGATGAAGAGAAGTCTTGGTACCTGAATGGTAAAAGGCACAGGACCGATGGTCCTGCGATTGAACGTGCCAACGGAACCAAACATTGGTACCTGAATGGTCAGAGACACAGGACCGATGGTCCTGCGGTTGAACGTGCCAACGGAACAAAACGTTGGTACCTGAATGGTAAAAAACACAGGACCGATGGCCCTGCGATTGAATACCCTGATGGAACGAAAAAGTGGTACTTAAATGATAAGAAACACAGGACCGATGGTCCTGCTAACGAGCTTTCGAATGGAGCAAAGCTTTGGTATCTAAATGGTAAGAGACACAGGACCGATGGTCCTGCAATTGAATATCCTGACGGTTCAAAGCATTGGTATCTTTTCGACAAAAAGTACGAAGATTTGGAGGTCTGGAGAGTAACCTCGGAGATACTCACTTGCTTGTTTCCAGCCCTGAAGTAAGGAAGAGGAAACATAACAAACGGGAGTAAAATTCACCTTGCTTGTGTTACTCTAATCAAGTCAGATGAGAATGAAATACAGGCAAATACAAGTAACCCTTCTTGAAAAAAAGCGAGAGGAGCAGGTACACAAGGTTCCTTCTGGTGACAGGGCACAAGTCAACCATGTTTTAGCTGCCAAGGTTTGGAAAGCGCCTAATCTAGGTCTCTGGAAAGGGCCAAAACTCCTTGAGGTTTACTCAGATGACTATCGTGGAGACAGAATCCTCCATTACGTAAAAAAACTGGAAGATGAAAACCAGGAATTGAGAACCATAATGGCTGGTGAGCGGCGAGTTGAATTTGAGCAAACCATAAACCTTTGGCCAATATTCTTAGTCGCCGTAGTGCTATGGTGTATCTGTACGCTATTTTTCTTTATTCTATGAGGAGCCCAATGAAGAAGTATTTTTTGTTTGATTGTGAGATGGGTGGAACAAGCCCTAAAACTAGTTTATTGACATTGCATGGCTTGGTTCTTGACCAAGGTCTAAATGTAATAGACGATATCTCCCTAATGATTAAGCCCAATAACGGCATTTATTATGTAACAGCTAAAGCAATGGAGGTCAATCAAATTGATCTAGCTGCGCACGACAAAGAAGCGATACCTCTTTTTGAGGCCGCAAAGATTTTCGAGAATTTTGTGTGCAAACATTCAATCGGTTGCGACAAAATGATTCCCGCAGGACACAACTTGTCACTAGACATTCGTTTCTGTAAGCGATACTTCCTAAAGGCCACCAACAACGCAGAGGGCGACGATTGGAATCGCTTCTTCTCACACCGTCGAGTCGACACAGCAACGCTGGCTCACGGGCTCATCCTTGCTGGGAAGCTGCCTTCCGTGCTCGAATGTAGCCTTGGCTCGCTTGCAGCTCATTTTGAGTTGGACTACAGCGGCGCACACAATGCTAAATTTGATGCTGAGCTGACCCTGGAGGTTCTCAAACGCCTTATCGCTCTAATGAAGGCCTCGCAGTGCTAAGAAACTTGAATTAAGCCCGATTCCCGTTGTTCTTCTCGGCCCCCGTTTTCTATACTCATATTACAAGGGAGTCCGCATGAAGTATCTCGTAGATATTGATCCAAGAATTAAGTTGTCCGAGCCTGACAAGGCTTTAGATGTTCCAGCCCACGTGACATTCACTGGGGCGTTTACAGAGGCTAGCGCTAAAAAGTTCCGAGATGAACTTGAAGCAGTTGAGTCTCATTGCCTACGTTCCCAGCAGGACATCATTCCAATTGTTATCGACTCATATGGTGGCTCAGTATATGCTTTGCTGTCAATGGTAGATACAATTGAAAACTGCAAGGTTCCAGTCGCAACAATTGTTGAAAGCAAAGCCATGTCATGTGGCGCTGTATTGTTTTCTTGCGGTGCCGAAGGCCACAGGTACATGGGCCCTAGAGCGACTGTCCTAATCCACGATGTTTCTTCACATGCTTTCGGAAAAGAGCCCGAGCTAAAAGTTGGCGCCGATGAGGCAAGTAGGCTCAATCAGATCATCTATGAAATGATGGCCGAGAATTGTGGTCATAAAAACAAGAACTATTTCTATGACAAGGTAACAGAAAAGCGTGGTGCAGACTGGTTTTTGACGCCCGAAGAAAGCCTAGAGCATAACCTGGCCAACCACATCGCCATTCCAGAAATGAAGATCAAGCTGTCTTTGGACTGGTCTTTCGGTCTCTCAAAGGACTGAACTAGGAAGAGCGTTACCCAAGGAGGTAAACACTCCACACCTGCTTATGTTTAAGGTATTATAAGGCCTGGTGACTAACTGAAAGTAGCAAATCACCTAGCCCTTCTTCGAATATGCGGAAAGAAAACACAGGTGTGAAGCATGAGAAAACGAACGATAATTTGTGGTGATATTCATGGTATGCTTGATGAGTTCAAGGAACTCTTAGAAGTGTGTGAGTATGACATTGAGGAAGACCGACTGATATCTGCTGGCGACCTTGTGGACCGTGGTCCTAAATCTGCGGAATGTATTCGCCATGTCAAGGAAGTCGGTGCAGAATTGTGTATCGGTAACCACGATGACAAGTATTTACGTTATTGGCGACACGAACAGAAGAAGACGCACACGGGTCGCAAACATTATCGCAACCCGATGAGACTCCCTTCAGAAAAAATGGAGATCTGGGAGTCACTTACAGAAGAAGACATTACCTTCATTCATGAAGGGAAGTACTGCATTCCTCTTTGGGAGTACAACGCTCTGGTAGTTCATGCGGGAGTCCTCCCTGGGAATAGTGACGTCCCATTTGACAAGCGTGGCCGAGAAGAATATATCTTTACTCGATATATCCATAAAGACACATATAAACACATGAGATTGGGACCGAACTATTCTCAACCCGAGAACTCCGTTCACTGGACTGAGGTTTATGATGGCTCTGCAACTATTGTTTACGGACATGACGTGCAGTCTTTTACTGAGCCCGTCATTGTAACCAATGATAGAGGTGGCCGTACTGTTGGAATCGATACAGGAGCGTGTTTCGGCGGACTACTTACTGCTATGATTTTTAACACAGACGGGACAGAGGAGTTTCGTTCGGTGAAGGCCAAGAAGGCTTGGAAAAAGTTCAAGGACTAGAACAGTGTTCCATTGTAATGCTGGTAACATCCTTATTGTCAATGCTTTCTATGAAGAGGACAGAGACTATTTCTTTGACACATTAGGCCTAAACCCTTACGTGCGTGCTCGGATTGCAGACAACTCAGGGCGTATGATTAACATACCGCATGGTGAACTTGTAATGGCTCTTGAAAAATCAGTGCCACCATGGTATAAATCAGATAGGATTCGTTGCCTCTGGTTTACCAGAGAAGTACACATCCTTAGATTGGCGTTGGTATACCATGAGCGAAACTACAAAGTCGCAACTGAGATTCTTCCAAAAGGATCTGTTTGAGCATTTGACACAAGGGACCTACTTGGCTCATGGTGTGAATTGTATGGGAGCAATGGGTCGTGGCATAGCGGTTGAGTTCAAAGAACGTTGGCCGAGGATGTATGAAGAATACCGTGCTAAGTGCAAGGAAGGCAGATTAATACTCGGAGATTTCCATACATGGCAGCCAGGGTTACGCTACTTTAGGCAGCAAGAATTCTTGTCCATTAAGATATACAACCTTGCGATAAAGTCCCACTGGAGAAATCCAGCTAGTTACCTGGCTATTGAGTCTTCTGTAAACCTAATGCTTGATGATATGTCTGAGAATGGAGGGGCTGTAGTTACTATGCCATGGATTGGTTGTGGGCTTGGTGGGCTTGATAAGAAGCACAGTGCCAAAATCTTGAAACGGTGCCTCGCTAAAGAAAGGCCTAATGGCCGAGAGCAGCAAATCTGGGTATACGAAGGAAAGTAGGCAAACATAAGGAAATGGCCTGTTTAAACGGTTCACATCCCCTTCCGAATAAACTATAATGAAACATGGGCAATTGTCGAGAAATGAGTTATGTGGAGCCACAATTTGGGAAATTGTACCGAACCACGAGAGCCTTCCGAGTTCAAATAGACAGCCATCGCCAGCGGGTCGGTGCCTGGAGAGGCTATAAGTTCCCAAAGGGTGCCGTATTTATGCTGGTAGGCAGAGGGAACGACCAAAGGCTAGTGGCGTTCAGAAAACGACGCATCTGGACTGATGGGCACAATCGTGATAGCTCCGAGCTTCGTGGAACCGACATTGTCGAAAGTTACAACATTATTTATGGGGATAGGGTGTTTGAGGTTGGGTTTCGGAAATCTGATTGGGGTGATGCTTTGGTGCCCTGTAAAACAGATGGTGAGGCCCTCACGGACTGCTTGAGCGGCGAGGAAAGATGTTGAAGCACTTGAAGACAGCGGAAAAACTTGCTCTCGACCATGAATATGACGAAGGCCTAGAGTACTTTTTGTGTGCCCTTATTGTAAAGGGTGGCAGCATTCTCAGCGTTGGATTCAACAAGAAGTCAACAAATGGGTTCGTCGAACACTTCGCAGATGTAGCTCGTGGCCAACGAGACTATTGCTTGTCCACACATGCCGAGATGGATTGCATTCTTCAGGTACGATCGAAGATCGACCTTAGAGGTACAAAGCTATACGTGGTCCGTAGCAAGGCTTCTGGGGGGCTGGGCATGGCTAAGCCGTGTGAAATTTGTGAGCATGTACTCTACAACTACGGCATTCGTCGTGCCTATTACTCAATTGATGATGGGGAATATGGTGTGATGAAAGTGACGAACCCTGCAAAGAAGTTCAGGAAGCTAGGAAACAGCTCATGACCTGGGATGTTCCAAGAGAAGAACAGGCAGAACTCGGTTATATCGAGGAAGACAAGCGACTCGGGAAGTTCGCCATCGAGTTTCTCAAGGTGGCAAAACCTGGGGCTCTTTATACATTTAGACTTGGTACAATGGACTTTTACTCCCCTATCTTGAGGAAGGATTTTGAACATTACTCAAGACCATTTACAGCAGACCCAACCTTGGCCATGATTTTTCTTGGTCGTCCTCGCCGCAGGTGGAAGAAAGGTCCAAGGAGTATACAATTCCTGGCGACGAACGTCGATGGCGACGTCGCTACTGTTTGGATGGATGAAGAAGCTCTCGGTGCTCTCTGCGAATTCAAAAGGTAAAGACTTTTTTGCTAAGGGGATATCATTTGCTAGTGTTTGTCGGAATGCTATGCTTAGCGACAGGTTCGTGTTTGCTTTCCTTATAGCATGAAAAATGAAGAACACAGCGAAACAGAGGCTTCCGAGACTCTCTTGGAAATCATTGAGAGAGGTCGGCTTATATCCCAAGGCCGTGAAGAGAAACGCATAAGACAGGAAAAAAAGGCTGAGATAGCTGAACTGTTAATGCTTTTTGTCTTGTTGACAGCCCTACTACTTTCACTACTGTTCTGGCGTTAAGACACGTACCATTTTACTCCACTGATACCTTTCCCTAGAAGAGTTTTGGGTTCATACTCAAAGCCAGGAATGGTACAACATGTAGTGTTAGTGTCGAGTAAGTGAGGGACAATGAAAGTAATGAAAAAAAATGCCTTAGGCAGTTTGCGACAAACCATGCGGCTCGAAGCTGACGAGAACGTGGAGCAAGCAACTAAGTTCAGGGAGGCCTACGTTGCTCAGCAACGCTCGTCTATTTCTGGTGTTCGAAAAAAGAATCGGCTGCCGTCTTCACCTGTTGAGTTTGAACCATACGTAATTGTGCCTAAACAGTTCTTGGTAGTAGTTCACTATCATTACCCGCTTGTCGTATTCCCCAGGGGACTTAAAGAAGAATTGAATGAGCTGGAAGAGTTTTTCAGTATTCGACTAAATCAGCGAGGCGAAGGCACCCTTATTCAAGGGGGGCGACTTCTTGCCACTATGACTTATAGGACCAATATGAAACCAGTCAATGTGCTGGGCTTCCGCAAGACTCTCTGTGAACTGCTCGACCGATATGGCGTTGAGATTATTAATTACAAAATCACCCGTATATGAACAAAAAGCCGAATAAGAAGAACAAGCGGACGGCGGGTAAAAGTCTGACCGAACGTGTTTATGACCGAAAGATAAGGAAGGCCACCAAGCGAGGCGGCAAGCTTTTTGTTTGTGAATCACACGCACACAACCCAAACGCCTGTGGCGTGAAATTTGTAAGTAGCCATGGGTGGGTTGCGTGTCCGAGTTGTGGTAACGAATATTGCCGCTGGCTTAACTACAAGGAGCCTAAGGAGCCATTTGTGTCATGAATACCGTAATAGAAGTCGGAAAACTAGACCCGTATCACCTGCTTATACCTGGGCAGGTGATTTGGTCAAAGAGCGATTGGGTTGCATTGTATAGGCCATGGCCCCTTTCAGAAAACATAGAAGAGTCGTTCACACACCAGAGTCACTTAGGCCCTAAAAAACCAGTCTTGCTTATTGAGAGAGTAAAGAACGAAAGTGGCCCACTAAGAGGCCTTATCATTTTTTACGAAGATCAACAGTGGTATGTAGAGTGCAAATACCACTGGAAATTGGATGAACGCAGCAAGCGACGCTACCAGGTTTTGGGCCCTCCTCATTTTGAGGTTATTGGGGCAGTTGAAAGTGGGTGTGGGTGAGTAAAATGAAGTCATCAATAATTTGTCTGTCGGGAGGCTTCGATTGTATTCACGCTGGCCATGTGAGAATGTTGCAAGGCGCAGTTCACTTTGGAAGGGTTGTGGTCATTCTTAATTCGGATGAGTGGCTAATAAGACGCAAGGGATACTGCCTTCAGCCGTGGCATGAGCGCAAAGAGATACTCTTAGCCATCAAAGGTGTTTCTGAAGTCGTTTCTGTTGATGATTCGGATGACACTGTTTGTGAAGCTCTGAGCCGCATTAAGCCTAACGTTTTTGGCAATGGGGGTCTGAGGGTCAAGGGCAATACACCCGAGCGTGAGCTATGTCAAAAACTTGATATTGCCCTGGTTTATGGCATTGGTGGTGGTGAGGGTGACGCTAAAACACTTGATCTCTTAGAGAAGATTAAGGCGGTGAAGTGATGGCTTTTAGCTTAGGCAAAATCAAGAAAATTAGTGCCAACTCATTGGCCCACGATGATTACTGTATGATTGACCCACAAATAACCAAACGAAACCATTGTAGAAGGTATAAGGGCAAGCTTTACAAGATCAGCATGTGCAAAGCCATCAGGGATTGGATTGCTGATAGTGATTTGGAAGACATACTTCAGGAGTATGGCACTATTGGCCTTCGCCAGAACTCCAAGTCTGATGGTTGGACCCAATCAAGGCCTATCCCTGAAGGGGAAATAGTGTTATACCTCCAAACAATTTCAAAAGGTCGAGCAAAAGTACTCTGGGGCGAGCGAATCTTCACAGTACCGAGACATGATCTCGAAGCTACGCCGATTTCTTCTTAAACGGTTCAAAAGAACCAACACAAAGGCTATTATCACCATATGAGCGATACACACATTGAGCTAGAGGGCGACATCGTCCACTCAACCAAGGGCATTTTCAAGGTTCAGCCGCTGGATAGCGAAGGCGACTATCTAACTGACCCGCTAGGAAAGGTGCAGGTAATTGTCTGCACAATTGCGGGAAAGCTGCGGAAGAACAGGATTCAACTACTCGTTGGCGATCGAGTAAAGATTGAGGTGAGCCCCTACGACCTGACTCGTGGTCGTATTACCTATCGCCTGAAGAAGCCAAGGGTTTACCAGGGTTATAACGACTAGGCCACAGGTCAAATAAGATGACAACCCCTCCAGATATAAGCGACTTCTCTATTGAAGAGATTCGCACTGCACTTGATGATGTTCGACATCCCTTTGAAGTTGCAGTATATAGCTCGGAAAACTACTACAACATGGGCTCAGTCCTGCGTGTAGCTCACAACTTCCTGGCCAAGAAGGTCTGGATGGTAGATTTCACCAGTTTTTACAAAAAGGCAGGAATGGGCACCCACAAATGGGAGTCAATTGAAGAGGCGACTCTCACTGAGTTCCTCACGAGGAACAAGGATCGTAACATTATTGCTTTCGAGCGGAGACACAATCTTACAACAAAGGACATTCGAAACTTTGAGTATCCCGAGAACCCAATTTTATTCTTCGGTTCTGAGAAATTTGGTGTTCCCGACCGTGTAATTGAGCAGGCGCATTCCGTAGTCACTATTCCTGTGTTCGGTGTACACAACGATTACAACCAAGCAGTTGCCGCAGGCATAGCAATCTACGATTTTGTTTCTAAGTTGCAGTAATGTCTAGGCACCTGACCAAGGAGCCACGAGAAATTCTTGTGGGTGATATTCTTATCCACAGTGATTTCTCAAGAATCTACCATTTCTTGGTGGTAGGTACTTGCACAAAGGGAGTAGGGGTAGAAACAAGGACCGTTCTTATGCTGGCGCTGGTTTGGGCTAATGAAGCTGGCACATATTATGGTTGTGGTGTTGGGTATAGAGAACAATTTACATTTTACAATTCGAGCAAAGTTAGGTTCAAAATCTTAAAGCCAGCCTGGCGTGGCCATTGTAGGGCTTGCTCAGGTGAGCTTTTCTGTGTCGGGTTTGCAGTAAAGTGTGTTGTTTGTGACAAATTTTACTGTGATATTTAAGTCTGGTGGATGCCCACCTGCCTTGGAAACATTTTACTGATATGGCTGAACAAGTATTTCGTATTACCTTCTGGACTCGCCTGGCTAATAGTAACTGGCGTCAAAAAAAGAAAAACCTCTATGACTCTGAATTTGACTTCAAAAGAGGCATGAAGTCTTACAGACGCATGGTGGATAGAAAACAGGGCGGCATGCTGCTTGTTCGTGTTATTTTTGAAGAGTTCCTCGGCGGGGACTGGGCTGAGCTGGAACGGTACCCAGAAGATGAATAAGGCATCAGGCATTCTCTTGATCCGCAAATCGGATGGCAAGGTTCTCACAGCTTCACGCAGGAACTCGTTTGATAGGATTGGTATCCCAGGTGGCAAGGTCGACCCAGGGGAGACAAATATAGAAGCCTGTATTCGTGAAGTGTTTGAAGAAACAGGTATCGGGCTTGAGGTAGAAGAGATAGAACTAGTTTATATTCGTCCGTGCAAAGGTGACGTGCCATATGAAATGCATGTTTACTTTTGTTATGCGGAAGACATTAGCCCCAGGGCCGATTTCAACGAACCTTTTCAAAAGGAAGCGGGGATACAGATTCGCTGGGCAACGTGGGAAGAGCTGGTAGCAGAGCACAACCCCTTTTCCAAATATAACACTGGCTTATATGAGCACATGAAAAGCAAGCTTGGAAACGAACAATGAAGAATTACTATAAAGCTCTAGATGTTTCTGAGGATGCAGACGAAACGACTATCAAAAAAGCTTACAGGAAGCTTGCGATGGAACATCACCCTGACCGTAATCAGGGCAATGCCGAGTCTGAAGAGAGGTTCAAAGAAATCTCTGAAGCCTACGCTGTACTTCAAGACGTTGATAAACGCCGAGAATACGACATGAAACGTAAGATGCCCGAGGGTTTTGGTTACAGCGGTCCGAATATTGGCGGGATCAACTTAGACGATTTCCTCAGGGAGATGGGTTTTGCAGGCAATCCCCACCAAAGGGCCCAACGTCGACCAGCACCTCCCCAACGTGGCCAGTCCGTTCGTGCTTCCTTCACCCTGGATCTTGAGGATGTGCTTGATGCAACAATTAAGAAAATCAATCTGGGTCGGATGAAGCGCTGTGTGGATTGTGGTGGGAGTGGAGCTGGTGATGGTCCCAACGCTGTAAAAACTTGTGATACTTGTAATGGGCTAGGCGTGAATACACAAACCCGAGGTGGGTTTAGGATGCAAAGCACCTGTGAAGGCTGCTTAGGGGAAGGAAAGGTAATCCAAGAGGTTTGCAAGACATGCTCCCGCTCAGGGTTTCAAAAGGTCACAGAAGAGGTCACAGTCAGAGTTCCCGCTGGCGTAAAGACTGGGGACTTACTCAGAGTCCCAGGCAAGGGTCATGAAAGTAGGAGCATACACGGAATGCCTGGAGACCTCCACATCCAAATCAAAATTTCAGACCACCAAATATTTGAGCGTGATGAGGTAGAGATATATCAAAAGGTTCAACTTCCATACACCCTGTGCGTACTCGGTGGGAAAGTAGAAATACCTATTCTATCAAATAGTGATGTAAAGAAGCGTGAGGTAATTGTTGAACCAGGTTTGTCGACAGGTAGAGTTCAACGATTTTCAGAAATGGGCTTGCCTCATCCACGTTCTCAACAACGTGGTGACATGGTAGTGGAATATGAAGTCCAGGTGCCAAAAGCGGTTGACCTGACAGAAGAACAGCGTGACTTAGTGGAGAAGCTCCAGTGGGCATTTAATGACTAATATTGGACCCTATCGAACAAACGCTAAATTGCCACTACGACCTAAGACGTGCGGCTACACCGATGACTACAAGACCTGTGAAGACGAAGTTCAGGCCAATCAGGAATATTGCTGTTGGCATCTACATGAGATGTACGGCTGGCATGACATTCCTTTTCAAGGCTGCGGAAACCCAGGTTGCGACTGCTGGCCATGAAACAATACCCAACAATCCCTAAAAAGCCCAAGAAGGGCCCAACTAAATTCTACGTGTTCGACAAGCTGGATGGTTCCAACGTCCGTGCTAAGTGGTCTATGAAGCGAGGATTCCATAAGTTTGGAACTCGTAAGAGACTCCTTGGTAGCGACCAGGGGCTTTTGTACTTGGCACAAGGGCTGATTGAGGCTACGGACGGTAAATTCCGCAAGGTCTTTAGCGGCGCAAAAATTGAGCAGGCCACCTGTTTCTTTGAATTCTGGGGTGACAAGTCCTTCGCTGGAAGTCATGTGGCAGACGATGTTCACAGGGTGACTCTGTTTGACGTCAGTATTTCTGGGCGGGACTATCTTTCTCCGAAGGAATTTGTTGGCCTATTTGAGCAGGCACCTATCGAAACAGCTGACTTGCTATATCACGGTCCTATAGATGAACTTTTTAGAAGCCAGGTTGTTGATGGCACACTTCCTGGGATGACTGATGAGGGCGTGATTTGCAAAGCGAATCCCACCAAACGGTTTAATCAGCCAAATATGTTTAAGATCAAGTCTCAGGATTGGATTGATCGTGTAAAGGCTAAATTTGACAAATCACGCTGGGAAGACCTGTTGTAGCTAAAGCTAGATTGTAGTTCAAATTTACCTCCCGAGGTGATGTAATATAAGCATGTCAACTAAAAGGCGCTGCAAGGTTTGTCGGAAACTCCGTGAGTCGAGGGCAATGCATGTTTCCACAAAGATTTGTCGCCCATGCGGGCAAGGCACGTCTGAAGAAGGCGCAAAACGTGCGAAGTATTGGAACCTTCGAGACACCAATTTTATGTATGAATGGGACCTCAGAGGCCAGACGAGGGCAGCGGCCTTCAAAGACCCGCAGCGAGGCGAGCTTCGGCATTCTATGCTCCGACTTGTTCCTATCCCTGATGGCGACAGTATACGAGCACAGGATGTCCGTTTGCGCCTGAACTACCATCGGCATGAGTCTTCGCCCTGTTAGTTTGAGGCGTCCAGGAATTAGGGCACATAGTTACCTTATGTGACACCAGCTCCAGGGACCCTGCTTCGTTCTAGAACCGATCTTATTGGTACGGGTTTCCCGCATGGTGATAACGTGATCATGAAAGATCGGATTTGCATGTTTGTGAAGGTGCGACCCTTTAATGATGTATATTTGCATTATCAGGTCTTAGTGCTGAATTATCATGAACACCCAATCGTAGACGATATAATCGTGACTCCAGCCGAGTTTGGTGAGTATTTTCAGGTTTTGGACTTGTCCGAGCACAACTAGGCAGTTAATACTTCGCTCGAATTGCGCTACACTAATCTTGGAGGTTCGGATGAACAACAAGACGGCAACAAAAACTTTGGAAAAGACAGCGGAAGCATCAGAGATGCTTGGGGAGCTATCTAAGCTCTACGAGCAGGCAGTTGTAGACAAAAATTACCAGCTGTGTGACATTATTCGCCTAGAAATTCAGCGGTGTATTTTGCAAAAGCCACTTCTGATTCCAGCGGGTCAAATTGAGGGGTTTGTTTTAGATCTGTGAACGCTTTTAGTTTGGCGGTATCACGATGGCACAGAAAACACTGAAGCTCAATATCCGTAAAAAGTGGTGTAAAGACCATGGCATGTTAGGAGCTTCCTTGGAACGTCTAATGACGTTCTACGATCAGAAAGCCAACAGCCTGCTTGTGAGGTCCGATGGCGATTTTTTGACTAAACCTAGGCCCCAAGATAAAGAATATTACGATTATTGCAAAGGGGTGGTTGTGGGCCTCAATATGGCCTGGAAACTAATCTTCGGCACCGATTCAGAAAAGAACCTAAAACAATAGAAGAAAGGCTTCTTAGACCTAGGTTTAGAGGGCGACATATAGCAAATACGGTTCAAATTGTTGGCTCAGTGTGGTATTATTAGGGTATGGATGAAGTACTCATCAACCGTATTCGTGGGGCTCTTGGCCTGGGAATGTCCTTGGACGAGATCGTTCGTCATTTTGTCGACACACCCATGAACCTTGTTTTCCTGGCATATCACGCTGCAATTATCCTGGAGAACGATATCAATGTCTGAATCCGTCCACTACCTTATCCTCAGGTGCAAGGACACTGCGGTCAGCGCAGCCTTTGCCTTCGCAGTTGTCAACAGTGAACATGTGACTGTTTACACCTTGGACCAGGCAGCTAAGTCGCCGTCAGTGGAAGACCGTGTGTCTAAAACCACGATGAGTACCGAGGCTGCCCGTGAGGTTTACATTGAATGTTTACGGCAAGGTGCTGTCAGGCGCAATGGTGCAGTGGCAGTGGGCTCCGCTAATGGCTTCGGAGTCTCTGGAGTCGGCCTAGCTTCGCTTGTTGATGCTGAGACCTGGCGAGATGAGTACTACAAGAGTTATCATCCTGCTGGTTATGGCACTCGGGTGCACTTTGTTGATCTAGGTGATAGTATGGTGGCATTTCGCTATCAGCGTGCCAACTCTTGTGACTGATGCCGAGACTTTAGGGAATACAGTGTCTGCTCTCTAAGTTTGTAGGTGAAAATGAACAACAAGTCAAATAAACCTGTGTGCCTCGAAGACAACACTGGAACCAAGCGTTGGTACCTAGGTACCAACTTGCACAGGACCGATGGTCCTGCCCTTGAATATGTTAATGGCTTGAAAAAATGGTTTCAGAATGGTAGGTTGCACAGGACCGATGGTCCTGCAATTGAAAAAGCTGATGGAACCAAACATTGGTATCTGGATGACAAGTTGCACAGGACCGATGGTCCTGCAATTGAAAAAGCTGATGGAACCAAACATTGGTATCTGGATGGTCAGAGACACAGGACCGATGGCCCTGCTACCGAGCTTTCGGATGGTTCGAAGGAATGGTTTCTGGATGATAAAAGACACAGGACCGATGGTCCTGCGGTTGAATGTTTTGATGGAACCAAACATTGGTATCTAAATGGTAAGAAACACAGGACCGATGGTCCTGCTGTTGAATATCGTGGTGGAACAAAGTGTTGGTACCTTTTCGGAGAAAAGTACGAAGACCTGGAACTTTGGAGAGTAACCTCGGAGATGTTCACTCAACTGTTTCCTGAATAACATAAAATAGTTCAAAGCCATCTCCAAATGTGGTAGAATAAAACAATGGGCAGCAGCTTCAAAGCAGGGTACGGTCAGGCCAAGGCCGATACATTGATGGCAATTACCGAGGCAATAAAGCTGTTGCACCGTGAGATGCACTCGTCCGAGCCTGGTTTCAAGCCGACCTCGGAGCAGAAAAAAGAGCTTCGGCGCAAAATTGATGTCATGCGATGGGTAAGGTCCATCGTCAAGGCACAGAGGAGTCCAAGATGAATGAAGTCAAGTATGATCCTGAGTGTGCGATCTCTCAGTCCTACCTCGCAGGCGAGGTTCTCGTTCGCCTGGTCAGGTGTGGGTTCAAGGAAATCGACCCAGGTCCCAAGTGCATGGAGCGGGTTTTTGAGCGTCCCCGTAACGACGATGCGGACATCCGAGTGGTGGTATTCACCAGCATTCACAAGACCAAGGGTCTAGTCCGAGGCAAGGGGCACGACGCCATTCGTGTCTGTCTCGTTCGACGTACCAAGAATGGTACCGATCGTGGCCTTGTCAAGGCCAAGCGAGTCAACCGTGTCGGTCTGGTCAGCGCCATTTGTGATCGTATGCACGAGCGCATGCGTGACTGCTGGCGTGCACTCAGGGATGTCAAGTCCTGTCACAACTGTGATTCTCCCATGTTTATTACGAAAAAGGGTAAGCCGTGTTGCTCAGAACTTTGCTTCAAAAACAAGTCGGCTTATAAGGCAAAGCCTTCTAGAGCGGGCCACGGACGTCGTCACCAAACTTCAGCAACAATGCAGAATCGGAATTACTAATGAATTTTCGTGAAACACTCAAGCCTGGAACAGCAGCCTTTACGAGTCGTGAACTTGTCTTTTATAAGAAACACGACTCCTGGGTGACTACAGAGTTTCCAGCAGATACCACCATGATGATCTGGGGATTTAGACGCTTCACGGACGAAATTGATCCTGCAACCATGATTGAGATTGAGTTTCTACACAACTCAGATTTGTGGTGTCTCGCTATCCCGCATGGCGATGTCCTCGAAAATTACTTTACCTTTGCCTGAAAGGCATAATACATGCATACGCTAAATATCGCCTACTATGAGAGCCTTCAGGCAAGGGAACTCCATGTCCAGATTTCCAAAAATGAGGGAAGGTGCTGTCACCGTCCATTTGGATTTTTCTGTGAGGTGACGCTGCCGATCGTTCCTCATGCAGGAGACAGAATCTTTCTCCACCTCCCAACTGAATATGCGTCCTTCTTCCGCCAAAGCAGAATCAGTGATGACGGTCGAGTTGAAGTTGTTGGCGAAGTCAAATTTATTGAGCTTCAGGACGGACAAAAGGAAATGACAGTTCACGTAACCGAACCTGGGTGCGGGCCTTACGGCTCCCCAGATTATTTGTCCGAGTAATTGTTGGTGATTCAACACCAATGACCTGAAATATTTGCCAGGCATCGTTTACATGCCTTGAAATACTTACTGACATGGAAGATATGACCGAACCTGATACAGAAACAACAGCGGATGAGGCACCGCATACGACGGCAGGGACCTCAGCGACGCCCGAGGCAGCTTTGACACAAGTTAGTTTTTTCGATAAAGCTAAATACGCTGACCAACGTCAAAAGGGTGGTCGTTGGGCACCTGCGTTTCCAGAAACGAATACCGACAAACAAGAGGCGTATTTCCTGCGAATGCTGAAGCGGGACGAAGAGCTGAATTTGGGCTAAACCAGTTCAGATAACCAAAAACTAGTGTTACGCTCACATGAAGGTAGAGCTGCATGAGTGGACCATACGACCCATATCCGATCGATCATTCTATAGCGTATTCAGACGTCTGCTCCTGGGCTAATGATGAGCCTTATGCGAGCAGACCAAAGCTTGCTACGCTTGACAAGGCCCTGAAACACGCCCAATTTCTGGAGGATTACTACATCGTCCGAAAGATCAGAGAGGCTTACGCAATCTGGGAGGACATAGAAATAACTCCCACACCCCGTGACTGCCATCCACCACCAAGCCCAGAGGCCTTGGCTATGGAAAGCGAGCTTACAAGGCGCTTTCAGGTTTTTCGACGGCCAGGCAGTGAAGTCCAAGTGTTTGAAACGGATTTGTTGGGTGTGAGTACCAAGGTCTATTCGCCTCTCATGGACGAGAACAACTAAATTGAAAATGGTTTAAATCCCTAAAATATGCGTGTAGGATACTGCTATCACACACACACACACACACACAGACAGAAAGAGTGAGAGAAAATGTCAAACAAGCTAACCACAGACCAAGAAATGTTTATCCGTGAGGCTGAACTGGAGAGTCTTACAGTTGACAAGAAATTTAGCGGGCCTTTCATGGAAACCGTAACATGCCCCGCAGTTCGTGTTGCATCCCTGAAAACATTCAAGACAAATGCTCGGGGCGCACAGTGGACAAAGGACGGGGACACCTACATCATATACTGTCCACCCACCTATTGGGGTTGAAATTTGCTAAAAAACAGTTGATCGCCCGAAGTATTTTTGCAAGGGTGGATATTGCGTTACCGAACAGGCCTTAATCGGTCTATACCGCTTCATCACGCCTTTTCCTTTGTTTGATGAGCCTGAACATTATTCGCACGCCCAGGTGAATAATGCACCTGGGCGTGAGCAATATGCAATAATGACTGGAAGGTCTCTTTTGTCAAATGGCGTCAGGGTGGCAGTTGAAATTATTGCCACACACAAAGGCCACACGAGGGTATGTTGGACAGTTGAAGGTGCACTTAGCCCAGTGACTACTGAGGAGTTATCGGCAGGATCCTTGTGATGGTAGCGATAATATCTCTTGCGCCGACCACATGATTCCTGACCAGACCCTTGTCAAGCCTTCCTTCGTTCTTTAGGCACAGCAGAAAAGTCTGCTCAGCCCAATCATGGTAATTTTCCAAGACCTTCAGAAGGCTAAGACTTTGTGTTTTGTCATGGTTTTGGTAAACTCAGTTTTGATCTTAAAGTCTACATGGATGACATTTTGAGGCGTTTGTGCCGAACCCTTCTCTTCATTGGAAAGATAGCGGTCGATAGCGTTGAGTAGATCTCCAACCGCCTCAGCTTCTTTGCTCATGGCCTGTAGATCTTCGTCTGTATAAAGTGTTGTAGTCATGATAAAATCAGTATCGGCTCATTTATGAACAATGGCTGAAACAAGAAAACCTGGCTAAGCCAGGTTTTCTTTTTGTCTTTACTCAACTTAGAGTTCAAATATCACACATTTATCGTCGTCGACGTCTTCATTGTGTTCAGGAGGTTTTTCCTGGTGTTGTTCTTGTTCAATTGGTTTCCACTTCCGTGGACGAATCGGAAGCTCCAAGACCAATGGCTTGTAGGTTACTTTACGTTCATTCTGGTGCTTCTGCTGTTCAATCAGCCACTTCCAGAATCCAGGGTCGTTATCGTATTCCATTGACCTCTCAAGTAAGTATGGCTTATGCAACCCCGAATCCCCAAGACAACAAATCATCCTTAGAGGTAAAGTTTGAAATACGCTTAAACCACATTTCACCTTGTTGCCGTGTTTCTAAGTCAAGTTCCATCCCACAGTCGTCCGCACCTCAAACACAAACACGCCAGCCAGTAAACTCCATCTGTTTTGTCTTTTTACTGTATCGCCCCATATGGATTAGCGAGACTTTGACCATTTCACCATCCTGACTAGGTTCACCAGAGGTATTGTAGTTAGGGTGCCAGTCGTCTACTGTGAAAATCCATTTTTCCTGTCGAAAGGCCCTCATCCTAAAGAGGGCTTCTCTCGGGTAAACAGTCATATCTGGCTTCCGAGTTCGCCGCCGTACGTTAGCTAATATTTTATTTTCATGTGACATGTTTAGCCCTTACTACTCATTCTTCGCCCTCAAACCTAGGGAACAGAAGGACAAACATCTCGGAGGCAACTCTCCAAAGTTCCAGGTCTTCGTACTTTTCTCCGAAAAGGTACCAACACTTTGTTCCACCACGATATTCAACAGCAGGACCATCGGTCCTGTGTCTCTTATCATTCAGAAACCAATGTTTCTCTCCATCAGGATATTCAAGGGCAGGGCCATCGGTCCTGTGTCTCTTATCATTCAGAAACCAATGTTTCTCTCCATCAGGTCTTTCAAGGGCAGGGCCATCGGTCCTGTGTCTCTGACCATCCAGAAACCAATGTTTGGTTCCATCAGGATATTCAACCGCAGGACCATCGGTCCTGTGCAACTTACCATCCAGAAACCAATGTTTCTCTCCATCAGGTCTTTCAACAGCAGGACCATCGGTCCTGTGAAGAACACCATTCAGGTGCCAATGCTTGGTTCCATCAGAATATTCAATTGCAGGACCATCGGCCCTGTGTCTTTTACCATTCAAGAACCACTCCTTCGAACCATCAGAATGCTCCCTGCACTCAGGCTTCTCAGATTTACTGTTCATTCTTCACCCTCAAACCTAGGGAACAGAAGGACAAACATTTCGGAGGTCACCCTCCAAAGTTCCAGGTCTTCGTACTTTTCTCCGAAAAGGTACCAACAATTTGTTCTATAAGGATATTCACAAGCAGGACCATCGGCCCTGTGTCTTTTACCATCCAGAAACCAATGTTTGGTTCCATCAGGATATTCAATTGCAGGACCATCGGTCCTGTGCAACTTGTCATCCAGGTACCAATGTTTGGTTCCATCAGGATATTCAATTGCAGGACCATCGGTCCTGTGCAACTTGTCATCCAGATACCAATGTTTGGTTCCATCAGCATACTCGACAGCAGGACCATCGGTCCTGTGGAACTTACCATTCTGACACCATTCTTTCGTTCCATCAGGATATTCAACCGCAGGACCATCGGTCCTGTGTCTCTTATCATTCAGGCACCAATATTTCCTTCCATCGGCATGCTCGTAATACATGGACTTGCCCGACTTAGCGCTCATCCCTGTATCTTCCCGCCTTCTGGCTGAACCATTGCCCATTCCCATGTGCCATAGTTCCAACAAGTTTTTTCCCAACGTAGCCGCTTGACATGCTTTTCTTCATCCTTGCGAAATTCTTTGAACATGGTCACGAGTTCCTGGTCTTTGTTTTTGTACGCCTGTCCAACTGCCTTTTTATAATAGGCAACTCTTTGCTCAGTTGCATGAATCATACGACCCAGCACCTTGGGCCAAGGGTCATAGACTACAATGGTTTTACGAACAACAACCGTTTTATCGAGGTTTGCCACTTTATACTACTCCTGGGTTCACAATTGAGATTTTGGAGGCGCACTTTTTACAACGATAAATCTTGCCTTCGCTGATTTTACCATGCATTTTCTTCGTTACGTGGTGTGTCTTACAACGACACCAGACCTCAACACGGCCCACTGGAGCCACTGAATGACATCGCTTGGGCACGGTGCCTGAACGACGCATAATACGTTTCCAGGAAGGTCCGTGCGCCGCACCCTTTGTGTAAGTACCATTATGGTAGTCTACAATGTGGGCACACTCGTGAAAAACTGTCTGGCGCTGCTGCTCAGGTGTAGCTCGCTTGAAAAGTCGTGGAGCAAACTCCATCTTGGTGGGTTTGGTCACACCGTTAAAAATACGATAGTGAGCCAGGCCCATTGTGGCGGTCAGTCTCGAATTCCAGTGCCACGGGACTTTTCCAATCAGTTCTGGGCTGCCCATTTTTGTAAATGCCTCTGAAATCCAAGCCGACATTTGCCCGTGAAGGCCCTGAATAGCTCGTGGAGCGGCGCCACCCTTTTGCTTTGGTGAGCGCCCACCAAGAAGTGCAGGCATCTCTCTGAGGCCCTCAGCTCGCTCCACAGGTTCTTCTATGGCGGCGAGAGTGCGTGGGGGGAGTGGGAGACGGCGTCCGACTCGACCTTTTCCTTTGCGCTTGGGGAGCCTTTGAATTCTTTTTGGAGGAGGAATAGCCATTGTCTCGCCTTTCCTCCCAATAGTACCACGTCGGCCCAAGAATTTGAACCCAATATTGAAAATAGGAATTAGGTTCAAAACTAGCCTTGGTTGAGGTATAATGTAGGTATGACAAGCGGCGAACAGAACACCTTGGCAAACCTCAAAAATGCCCTTGGAAGGGCGCAAGAGGACTTGCGACGAGTTGAAATTGCCGAGCAGGATCAAGCATCTCAGCGTTGCAAGACAAACGCAAATGGTGAGCTGACGTATGCACTAGCACTTCTAAGGCTCCTGGAGGACTGACAGCGTTGGTAACGTTGGGCATGTTCCTAAACCAAACTAATCTTGGTTACTAATATGAGTAAAAATTTCGACAAGCTTGTGTGTCTCAAAGACGGCAATGGAACGAAGCGTTGGTACCTGAATGGTATGAAGACCTGGAACTTTGGAGGGTGACCTCTGAGATGTTTAGTTCCCTGTTTCCGTCCACAGAAGATATACACCTGGAAGAATAAGATGGTAGTCTCAATTTACAACTGTTGGTTTTGCGAAAAACCATTGGCACAATCTAAACCTAAACTGAAAGGGAAGAAAAGGGCAAAAACTCCTTTTTCAGTTACCACCTTTTATTGTGATACTAGCTGCAAAAGCAAGTACGACAAAGCCTTGGAGGAAGTCCAGCGGCCATATCGCCAATGGTCAGACTACATGTGTGGTGAACGGGAGAAGCCTCCGAGAAAGCTCAAAGAGCTAGCTAAGAAGATTGGCTGGCCAAAAGACTTGGTTACTGAGGAAGATACGGAAGACACCCCTGTTGTCAAGTCATCAGGCCGTAAGTGCGGCAAGTGTGGTGAACGTGGGCACAATGCCCGCACATGCGGGACACAAAAGCAAACTCCAGAGAAGAAGGCGGTCGCCAAGGCCATTTCGGCTCCCCCTAAAAGGGTTATGAAAAAGAGCAGGGGCAAAAAGGCGCAGCCAAAAAGAAGGGTTATCAGTAAAAAGAAGGCAGCAAAGCAGCGCCAGTACCGCTGTGGCCTCTGTGACAGAGCAGGACACAATGCACGTAGCTGTGACCGCCGACCATTAGAACCAGGTGAATTTGAACCAAAGCTTCTGAAGGCAAGCAAGGTCGGAAAATACAAGTGTGGCAAGTGCCACCAAATCGGACACAATGCACGTACGTGTGTAGAAAGCAACAGGAAGTAAAATATGTTTAAAGCAGGTGACAAGGCTCTCACAAACAAGGGAAACAGGATTGTTGAAATTCGACGAACTCTCCAGGCTGACAACTCACCAGGGTGGGGGCAGGTCGAAACAGAAGACGGCGTTTACTGGGAGCGGGAACTTCACCAGGCTCACCAGACAGTCTTGGACACTATCGAGGCTAAGGAGCAGGACTTTATAGGTGAGATGAGCGAAGCGATGGCGGAAGTTTTCGATGAAGTTCCTTGGAAGCTGACTGGCAAACTCAACAAACTTCTTAATGAGGCCAATCTAAAAGTCGATTTCCGAGGACACTGGAAAAATGGTTCTGCACTTTATGACTCGGCGCACTTCACTAAGAAGATGATGAGACATCAACTTTTCTTGGGCGTTGAGAGAAAGAACATTGAAGACCTAATTGAAGTTCTTGTGCACAACAAGAAGAAGCAAGCCCTCAAGAAGCTCGATAGGTGGATTGGACTTGGGCAGTCTGTAGGTTTAGGCTCATCAGCCTGCACTTACTGTGCCAAAGACAACTTCCAGCTTGAAACGGATGGCATTACTGTTCGATTACTTGGGGATACCTGCCCAGTGCCTGAAGGCTTCGAGCCTAATGTGTGGGAGTTGAACGTGCCCAGCGGAAAACTGGTCATTGAGAACGGCCTTAGCAATTGGTTTCCGCTTCCTGAAGGAGACCTCGATTGCGATATCAATACGATTATTGGCTGCCGTGAATATTCACAACTTCATGCTGCCATTGGTCTGTCTTTTGGGTTTGTTGGCAATACTTGCCCAAGTGTAGTAGAAGGTGAAAAGAAGGACTCCTACAGAATCGCCAATGGCAGCTCAGAAAAGGAGCTGGCGAACATCTGCACCGACCTTTGGTGGTATTCAATTTGTGATTACGAAGAACTCGAACGCCGACTGGAAAAGTTCGGTGACCACGGTGACAGAGGAATGTCGCAATTCACTGTTATCGATGTGAAACCTGGGGTATACCAATTCAATCACTATGACGAAGCAGATTGCCATGCTACAGAAGTGCTTTTTGCAGACTTCGCATGGGTCCGTGAGCCAGGCCCCGTGAAGGATTTTCTCGGCGAATGCTCTGAGTTGCCCGAAGTCAATCCACACGCATACGTACAACGTCAGTGTCAGCAGTGGCCAACCCTTTATGGCAAGACGGGAAGTTATCCTTATGACGAAGTGCCAGTGCCCTGGGAGCAAATGTCAGAAGAGGATCAACATCATTCCTGGGAACGTGTAGCCAACCAAATTTTCTTCACCCTCGGAGGCGGGACCTCGTGGCACGAAAATGGTTTTCCAGCTGAAAAGGTCGCCAAGGACGTTGTCGATATTGAACCCCCAAGCTTTCGTTACCAGGTTAACTGGTACCCTTTTTCGAAGGGTTACGGCGGGCTTTTTGGCGATGTCAAACTAAGCAACAGTTTTGCTAGGCTCGCATTCCGTTGTCTTGAGTCGATTATTTCTTTTGGGATGAAAGTTAGTGATAGTGAAAGATGCCGCCACACTTACCAGGCCCGTAGTAGAATGAGCATGGCGGTAACCAAGTACCGAGAAATGGCACAACTTTACCCAGAAGCAGCCGATCCTGAATATGTTTGGTGGCTTTCTGAGAAGGGGCGAGCAGAAGCCTGGGTGGAACGATTTGATCTTGGTCCGAAGTACACTGAAAAACACCGCAAATACGTCCAGGCTCAGCGTTGGGTTCCCGATGATGCTTATGCAATTGAGTTTGACACACGAAAGATATCGGATGGGCAGTTTACTGGAAAAAATGGCTGTTGGTCATCAAAAGCCTCGGCTGATGGTTTTGCTATCCTAGAATGGGGTGACTTTGAGCCAGGTGAGAACCCTGAAGACAACTGTTTTTGGGCGAGTCACGCAGAAAGAACGGCAGTACCTCTTTATTCGGTGGCCAGAGTTGTGAAAGTCGGAGAAGTCTCACATATGGGTCGGACACTTGTAGAGCTTTCATATGACTATGGGACCGAATGGATGCGTTCAGCAACAACCCGCAAGGCAGTTGAAGAAAAGGTGCATAAACAAGGCATTCGTGTTCTCTCTAAAGAGGAATATAATGAGCTTTTGCCAACAGCAAGAAACTTTTCATCATAAAATTACTGAATGACAAACAAGGGCAAAATTAGCAAAGTCGTTTATCCAGGTGGCGGAATAAAGCTAAATATCAATGCCAAGAGTAACGTGAAGTTTCGTCTTGGTGTCGGCCTTATTGTTATCGCCTCGTTGCTCATTCTTCTACTTGCGAGCGAAGAATGAGCAATGAATCGCCCAAGCTTGTGTGTCTCAAAGACAACAATGGAACGAAGCGTTGGTATCTAAATGGTAAGAAACACAGGACCGATGGTCCTGCGGTTGAACGTGCCAACGGAACCAAATATTGGTACCTGAATGGTCAGAGACACAGGA